GTACAGAACACATCTTTTGTGCCTGCACTAAAATCAACAGCACTATCGCTGTTAGTGCTAGAAAGAATGGTTGTTCTGGATAACGTGTCAGGTGAGGCATCGGTAACTGTTCCGATACCTACTTCAAACTCCGCTGTACCTTGACCTGCTATACAGTAGTAGGTAACATTACTATTACCTATACCTGCAACAAAAGTTTCAAAACCAGTTGCTGCACCAGCAAGGTTAATAGTACCTGTACCAGTAGTGGTGGTAGTTTCCTTTACTCTGTCGTTAAGGACGAAAGCCACTTTGCTTCCCCCTTACGCTATTCTAATAATAGCTGTAGATGCTGCTTTTGCTGGAAATACTATTGTAAAGTCACCTGCCGTAGAAGTTTTATCACCACCAAAGTCAATCGTAGCAACTGACTTGTTGCTTTGACTTGAGTTATAAATCATACACCCTCTAGCAGTTATAGTAGCTGTACCGAAAGTAAGGTCAGCAAAATCAGTTACTGCAGTTGTACCTGTAGTAGTTGGTGTAACATTTGTTAATGTGCCACCACCAGAACTGTAATTAGTACCTGATGCTTGATTAGTTGTGGTAAAAGCAGTGGTAGTTGCCCCCAAAGTAGCTGAACTTGTGTATAAAGCTAGTTTAAAAGTATTTCCACTGGACAGTGTAAAGTTGTGTGTACCAACTAAAAGTTCTTGTTTAAAACTTGTTGTTAGTGTTGAACTTATTGCCATGTTATAGCTCCTTTATTATTTTTGCTAAATCCTCATGCCCTTGTTTTTCCAGCAGATTACGCATAGTGCAGCGTTCACTGTTGATGGCACTTTTGATATAATAAAGTATTGTGTTGTAAATAGCTAGTCTAAAAGCCTCTGCTTGTTGTCTAATGTGTGGTGCTGCATCTTCAGAAATACCACATATTTTATCAGTAGCTTTTTCAGCCCAAAACTCAGGTGGGTGTCCTCTATTTTCTTCAGTGGCTATATCTAAATTTCCTAGCCCTGATACCACATCTATTAACATCAATACCTCTTTGCTTCAGGTGGTGAGTCTAAAATAGTTCTAAACTCTTTTACATTTTTTAAATTTTCTTGATAAATCCTATTATTATATTCACTGAGTTTGATTTGTCTAAATTCACCGTTGTCTAATACCATTATATCTGGGTCATCAAGTCTATGATAACCATAGACTCTTTCTTCTATAGGCACGTTAGTATCTAAAAGTCCAGACCTAGCACCAACTTTAACTTCAATGCCTCTCTCAATACACTTAGCTAACCAAAACTCACAACAAGCCCTACCTGCTTCAGCAAAGTGTAGATTGCCTTTATAGCTAAAATCTATACCGAATAAATTGATACAACCAACTTGTTGATAAATAGCATAAGCAAAAGCAAAAGGCACAGTATTATTAAGATAAGCACAGTCTGTTGCTCGTACTACTTCTTCAAGCGGATAAAGGATGCTAGAAGGAACTCTGTAATCCAAAGTACATGTATAGATAGGGGTGTCAGTGTTAGGTAGCCACTCCCTCATAATTCCTGTTTGTGTTCCTGCATCGTCAGTGTCTAAAAAACGACTGGGTGGATCTAACATAAAAACTCTATCTGATTTAACTATGGCTCCCATGCAGTTTATAGACCACACTTCATCATATTTGTTAGAGTGTATGAGTGATAGATGAAAGTCTAGTTGACTCTCCCCCATAGCTACTATGGCTATATTTTTTCCTTTAAGTTCTGGCTCTATCATTAAACAGGCTGTCTTCTAACCTCATCATAACGGTATTGATCACGAGTATTTTTACCTTCTTCAAATATTTTTAAAGCTGCCATAGCTTCTTGGTAAAGTTTATCGTAAAATTGTACACCTTCATAGTTTTTAAGAAATATACTTGCCTCTGCTAAACTACCATACAACAAAGCTAAAGGAGCATTGGTTGATAACCAAGTTGTTCCACTAGCACTACCTGCTGTCAAAGAAGTTGGTCTAGCAGTGTAGTGTAATTCAAAAGAATAATTACTGTTAGGTTTAGGTGCAAGTATAAATGTATCCTCATCAAACTCTGCGTAATATTTAGGAACACCAGTAGTGTCTGAATCTGGAGTAAAATCTCTTATAAAAGAAACATGTTTGAGCTGTAAGTAAGTATAAACATTATCTGAATCAATAATAGCTAAACTATTAGAAGCTAAATAGTCACTAGGTGTACTCAAATAAGTTGTACCAGATGTACCTGTTCCTGTAACATTCTTTCTAAAAACATCAAGTTGAATACTTTTTAAAATTTTTTCTTCTGTATTTTTAATAAAATTATTTAAATTATTATTAAAAGTAGTTTCATCAGTTTCAAGATAATCTTTGATAGCTGTCTGTAATGTGCTCAAAGTGTAACTCATATCGTTATTATACTCACATCTTAAAATAATTAATACATTATGTTGTATTTGCCTGACCACCCATGCCTGAGTGATTCGTACAGTAGTAATAAAGTGTCGGTGCACCTGAAGCTACCGTAATCTGTGTATATGCCCCCGAGCTTCCAGGTGTTCCATAAGTAGTTACTCCTGTAGTATACTCTGAACCACCACCATGTGTACCGTTAGCTGTTGTAGAAAACCTTAGAGGGTGTGTTGAATTACTAGAATCAGATTGATCAAATGTGTAAGTGCTTCCCTCTGATAAAGTTATGGTAGGACTTACTGAACCGTTTAAGTAGAATTTATTTCCTGTACCGTAAGAATTAGTGCCTGATGCTACTGTAACTGTATATGTAGTAGGAATACTTACCGTAACTGTTCCTAAAGCTGAAGTACCTGCTAAACCACTTACTGCTACTCCTTCAACAGAAGTTGTAACACTACCGAGACTACTAGTTAAGCCATACCCTGATAAGTCTGTGCTTACATTGACTGCTTCTGGTAGCCCTACAGTTACCTCTCCTACTGCAGTTATAGCTCTCTTAACAAAAAACGAGTTACCTATAGGATCATTGTGTGAAGTTCCATTCATCGGTACACCTGACACACCATTAGAATCTTTAGGGTTAGCACTAAATACTCTACCGTATCCTGTTGTAGGAGCTTTTACCGAAGGTCTTGGATCACGTAATGTTTCTATATCTCTTACATTGTGTGATGGATCTAGCTGTGGGTGTTTTGGTTCAAAGCAAGAGGGGCAAGTTTTTAAGCCATTCCACTCTTTTTTTAAGTCATTATATGGATAATCAAACCCACATCTATCGCATATAGCTCTAGAATATTTGCCACTGGCATACGCCATTATTTTTTCCTCTTTCTAGACCTTTTAGCTGCAGCCATCTGTGCTTTAGTGGGGGCACCTTTAGCACCTTTTTTACGCATTTTTTCACCACTACCAGCTTTTATGCGTTTACGTTTGGCGTGTATATTAGCCCATAGTCCTTTTTTATGTCTAGGCATTAGTATGAACTCCTTGAAGGTGTAAGCATTACGGATGCTCTATTCCTATCTTCCTCTGAAGCTAGTTTAAAATCTTGTTCGTATTGTGCTTTTAAAATAGCAGATTTTTCAGGGTTTTTCTTTAACGCTATGTAATAAGCTAACCCACTTGCCATGCATGGCATAAACCTAGAAGGAACTTCTGGGTCTTGTGCTGAAGCAGATGCGTCATCTATTCTTTGTATTCTATAAGAAACAAACTGATATGTAGCACTACTGTCTGGTGTTGGCCAGACTTTAAGCACTGGTGTTATTTGTCTATCAATAAAATATTGTGATGGTCTACCTGTTGCAGCTTTATTAGGTATGCTTAAATATTCTGATCTTCCTATATTAGTTATTTGTAGATCAGTTTGTGTACTATTAGCATCTGTCTGTCGTATCACTGCTGAGACTATATCTAAGTCATAAGCATTAAGATCGTATGAGGCAGTTCCTGATGTTAAATTTAGGGTAACTTGTTCGATAGTCCAAAGATTAACACCTCTGTTAGCCCAATCAGCAAACATAATGTTAAGAGACCTACGAGCAGTTTCTGCATCGTACCCAGTTCTAAGTTCTAGACCTGCTAACTCGTAGGCTTCTTCTATTGTATCCGCTATAGTAAGCGAAAAAGTCTTTGTTCCTGATGTAGCCATAATTACCCATAGCTCTTAATACAGTGTAAAACTATCATATAAGTATCACCACTACTGTGTCCAGTAGTAGTAAGTTGTATATCACCAGTTTTACCTGAACCTGAAGTATTTTGTAATCCACCGAAAGGACTAAAGTCTAACACACCATCAGCACTAGGGTTTAACTCCATACATAAAGTATCTGAGGATGCGTCCCAAAATAGTCCTATTTTAGTAAAACCTAAAATGCTATAAAAGATTTTATTTAGTTTTACACCTGTGCATGCTGCACCATCACTTGACCTTGTTGATAAGCCACTTACATCGACTTTAGTGACAGCACTTTCACCAGTGCCGTCACTAACATTTGTAAGCTGAACTATAAAGTCTTTATCACCATCTAAAATGGTTGTAGACGTTACTGCGTCTGCCATAACTATCTCCTAATATTAAGCGTCAGCAAATGGAGTAACTATAGTTCCTGAACCTAAAATAATACCTTCAACAGCATATTTAGCAGCAGCGATAGCAGTAACTTTTACTATACTACCTGCTAGTCCACCTTTAGTTGATCCATTCATTGTAATTACATCATTAGATGCACCTGATATAAAAGTTTTACCAGTAGCATCGTCTTTACCAGTGTAAAGCCCACCGACAAATTTATCTGTACCATCAGTTTTAATATCTAGGTCAGTAGCTGCAGTTTCGATTACGAAAAAGAAACTAGCTCCTAAATTATTTAACTGATTAGGATCAGTTGGATCAGAAGGTGCTGTAGTTACAATACTAGGTAATGTAAATTTACCATCAGCATCATTACAAGTCAATATTCTACCTGCGTGTGAAGCTACTGTTAAACTAGTGTCAGCTGTCAAACTGACAACTGCTGTATTACCTGCCGAAATAAATCCAGATATTGATTTTACTGGACCTGAAAAAGTTGATTTAGCCATTTTATCTCCTAACTAAATTATTGTTCTGTCTTTGGAGTAAGTCTGCCGTGTCAGTCAGAACAATGGTTACTCACGGATTATATAATTGTATTCTGTTTATAACAAAAAAGAAAGGGGCATAAAGCCCCTTTCTCAAACTTACAGCGATTAAGCTCCAGGAGAACCAAAAATCGCACGCCAGTCACTAAAACCAAAAGAATATCTTTCTCTTGCTTTGTATCTGACATTACCAGTTTCAAAGTCACCTTCCATACCAGTGGTAAGAGGTGCTCTTTCAAAATGCTTCAAACCATTAGGAGCATCAGTCTTAATGAAGAATGCGTCAGTGTCGGTTAAGTAATGATTTACTGTGTAACCTTCAGGTAGCATACCCATGTTTCTCAATGCGTTAATGTCGTTGTCAGAAGTACCAACTCTTCCAGGAGAGTTTAATATTCTGTCAGCCACGAATTGAAGTTGAGGCGGTACAATCAATTTTCTTGCTTGAACATTGACTTTAATACCTCTCTCATCTTGGAAAGCTGATATATCAATCATAGCATTTTCAAGAGAAGTTTCATTCAAGTCGGCAGCAGTGCTAAGTTCGTTTTTCTGATCACCTGCTGTTAAAGTAGGGTGGTCAGTAGTCATTAACGGTTTGCCGTCTCCTCCAGGGAAGGAAGTTGAGAAACCATTATTTAACACATTTGCTGCTTTCACTTGCTTAGTGTTCGCCATAGATCTAGCTAAAGCTCTAGTGTATCTAGAAGATAGTGTATCGTAGAGGTTATCTTCGATAGCTTCTTCAGTCAACGCAAAAGCTAAAGCAACTGTTTCGTGGGAGTATCTAGAAGTGAAAGTTTCTTGAGCTGAATCATAAGTCACTGCGGCACCTTCTCCTTTTACAGGAGCTTGCCCGAAACCTGATAACATTACTTCCTCTTCGAAAGCTCTGTCAGAAGTTTCAGTGTCGAAAATTTCAGCATGTTCATTTTCGTATCTGTTATACTCTAGACCAAACAGTGCGTTCAATCCTGGCTCAAGCTCTTTTACTAGTTGCGCTCTATTTATAGCCATTATATCACCTTTTAGTCGTTACCGAATGTAGAAGCTGGGAACGTAAAATACCCTCTAGCGTATTGAGCATTAGCTGAGTTACTTGGAGAATCCACGTAAGCAACTAATTTAGCTATTCCACTAGCAGTAGTTGTAGTTACACCTTCTTTCGAACGGTTGTTGTTAGTATCACCTGCAGTTGTAGAGATAGTATGCACTTTACCTACATCAGCTTGTGAAGGAGTTCCTGTGAACTGTGCTTCATAAGCAATATTAGGGTCAGCATATACATATGCTTTAGCGTTTGCAGAACCTTGCGTAGTAGTGGTACTTGGCCATTTTCTTGAGAAAATGATTTCACCATCAGTAGCAGTATATTCAACACCATAGAATACACCTAAAGGAGCATCCGTTGCCCCACCTTGTAAAACATATCCAGAAGCTAGTTTAACGACGTCACCTGCGAAGATGTCACCAGTAGCACCACTTTGGATAGCAAACTCGGATGGACGGATTGTTCCTCCAGACATATGATATGCTGGTGTGAATCCATTTGGATCGTTTACATTTGCCATATTATTTCACCTTATGTAAAAAAATAAATTAAGTGCTGATTAATCAGCACCACCTTTTCCAAAGGTAACTCTAGTTTGTCTATTGGGTTTATCAATAGGCATGACTGAGCTACTTTCTCTCATTAGGTTACGATCTACAGCTTCCATCTGGTCATTAGCCATCTGTTCAAAATATTGGCGTCGCTGCTCGACGATCTCGATCGGAATCCTAGCGAGTATCAGACCCCCCACACCGATAACTCCAGCATGTTTACCATCCTCAACAGTAGGTGCATCAAACTCAGGATATTCTTCAGCTCTCACTGGTTCCCATCCTTCACGAATACGTTTAGACATATTCGCTTTGTCATCTTGCCCCATCATTGATTCACGTATCCATCTGTGTACGTATCCATCTGGTGGCTCTGGTGCGTCTAATAAAGACGGTGGTTGCCATGGTTTCGCACGAGATTGTTTATCCCGTGACTCAGCAGATCGAGGAGATCGATCCGATTTAGTGGCTTCAGTTTCCTCATGTATGTCAACTTGTTTTGCCATTTTTAACTCCTATGTTTTCACATGTTTAGCGTAATCTTCAACTGAAACACCTAATCTTTTAGCGATAGCTACTTGACTAGGCGTCAATCGAACAGTGCGTGATTTTTTGGTGCTACGACTAACCCCACGAGAGGGTACTGCAACAACTTCTTTCACGTTATTATTTTGGTTGCTGTTTCCTACCTTAGTAGGAAAAGCCTCCGCCATTCTTTTATCCAACTCAGAATAATATTCATCTGAAGCAGGATCAAATCCTTCGCTTTCTATTAGCTGTTGATGAAAAGCAAAAGCACTACTGGTCATTGCTATGTCATCACCAAACCAAGTATTTCTTTTAGCCCATTCCTGTGCTTTAGGGTCAGGCTGAGCTACTTGCTCTGGTTGAGGAGTTTGAGGTTGAGGAGCGTTTGTTACTACCTCAGCTGCACCCTCTCCTTTGTCATCATCGCTTGGTTTAACACGATTAAGACTTTCTAGCTCAACAGATAATTTAGCTATATCTTTTTGTGCTTGCAACATGATATCAGTATTACCTTCATCATGTGCAGTTCTGTAAGCATCCTCTGCTACTTTAAGCTCAGATGCAACTCTTGCACTATACTCATCATATAGGTTTTTATCTTTTTGTGAAAGGTCTGTTTTAGTTTTATTTAACTGATCTTGTACACTTTGTGCATATTCAATCGCAGCTTTTTCTCTTCTTTCAGCCTCTCTTATTTTATATGTGAGTTTATTTATGCGTTTTTGGACTGAGTCGCTATACTCTTCTATTTCTTCAGTAGTATCCTCAGCCTTAGTTTCTTCTACTACTTCTGTTACCTCTTCAGGCTCAGGAGCTGTAGTTACTTCACCTGTATTAGTATCCTCTACTAAGTCTACCTCTACTACCTCTTCTTCTTTCGTCTCTTCTACTTCTTGCATGGGTTCAGCCATGATTCACCTCTTTTGTGTGCGTGATAAAATTAACCAACTAAGATATCCTCTGGATCATCTATAACTGCTAAAACTTCATCGTCGTTTAATAAACGCAGATCACCACCATCAATCTTGATTCTAGCCCCTGCGTACCTTCCAAAGATTACCCAATCCTTAGCTTTACACCAAGCCCCTTCGGGAAATTTTCGAGCATCTTTGTAAGCATCTGGACCTAATGATACTACGAAACCAACATTAGTAGCTAGTCTTTCCTTTTCTAAAGTTTGTGTAGCTAAAATAATACCACCTTTAGTTTTTTCTTTAGGTACAAAAGGTAATATCAAAAGTCTATAACCTGTAGGACTAGGAAGTTTATCTATTAAAGAATCATCTTCTTGTACAGCCTCAGGGGTATAAACTTCTTTGGGTTCTTCTGGTTCTTTGTCAAAATTTAATTTAACATCTGGGATGGGTTCGGTTTTTGTGGTGCCGTCACCAAAACTTAGTTCACTCATTTTTTTCCTTTGAGTCAAGCAGGTCTATAATTAATTGTTCGGTGAATCTTAGACCTGACAGTTCACCAACAATTTGTCTATAACTTTCCCAATCTTGTACAGCACCATGTAAAAGAGTTTCTTCTAACTGGGCTGTCCTTTCTCTAATCTGTCTTAATAACTTTTCAGTGAAATAAATAGGATCCATTAATTAACATTTCCATTGTCTTCTTGACCAGTAGTTTGCTTTGGTTTTATCACTACCTAAACTTCTACTACGAGCACAATAAGACCTTTTACGTTTTTTGTCTCCAGGGTGTGCTCCTAATTTAGGATCACCAAAAGTAACTCTTTTAACCCTACCAGTTTTAGGGTTTTTAACAAACACTTCACGTGTTTTTTTACCATATCCTGGGTCGCCTTTTTTAATTCTGCGTGGTTTATTAAGAGTTACTTTCCTGCCCTTGTATTCCGGCATGGTTTAACCTATCTCTTACCACTAACACATTTATTGTATTTAGTGCCTTGAGTGGCTTTACCCTTACCCTGTACAGTCTCTTGACCCATACCAAAAACTTTACCGTATAAAATCTCACGGGATCTTTTTGGCACAACACCAAGATCTAACCTTGAAGGAGCAGCCACACCTGTGACTTCTTTGTATTTAGTTGTATCTTTCATGGTTACTTCTTCTTTTTCTTCATCATTTTTTTCTTTTTATTGGCAGCCCCACCTCTGTTCATCATGGTTTTACCATTTTTCTTTTTAGGCTTCATTCTCATAGTTCCAGGCATTTTATGCTCCTTTGTTGTTAGTGTCCGCTGTTCGTATATCTTTCAATATATCCGCATAGGACTTAGTTATATTTTCTCTAGCTTTAAGTAGAGCTTCTTCACGATCCTGTGCTATTCTCATTTCAGCAACAGATTCGCTAGATTCTATTTTAGCTAAATCCACCTGAGTTCGTAAAGTATCAGCTCTATCTTTTTGAGCTAATTTTTCTTTCTCAAGTTCAACTATGGGATTAACCTGAGCATTTTGCTGTGCTTGGATTAATGCCTGTTGTTGACCAGTTACCTGCTGAGTAGCTTGTGCAGCTACTAAGGCTAGTTCGTTCATTACTTCAGGCGGTAAAGGTTGTGTTCCCATATCTGGCAACGGCTGACCTAAGACTTGCTCTATCTGTAATTTATACAACATAGCTTGGTGTTCTTGTATATTAGCACTTATAGCTTGTACTGCTGTAGGATTCTGTTGTGTGTTAGGGTTTTGTAAAAATGCAACGTGTGCTGCTATATATGCTTCATGGTTTTGAAACTCAAACGCTTTTATAGGTTGACCTAACATTGATGCTTGATGTTCAGATATAGGATCACGTGGTGGAACTTCTGGTATAGGCGGTAATATAGCGTCTATATTTTTAACTTCTAAAGCCTCATACATTCTTTTGTATGCTTCTCTTAAATTATGTATTTGAGGTGCTTGACCTGCCATTTGAAGTTGTTGTTGTGCTAACATTACCCTTTGTGACATACTAAAAATATTAGGGTCACTTACTGGAATAATATCAATACGATCATCAAAGTCAGATAATTTTATTTCTTGTTGTCCACCTTCTATAGCGTAAGGGTATGTTGGTGGTAAAAACTTAGAAAAAATATTAGATAATAAACGGAACTCTTTCTTTTGTGCAGAGTGCATTCTTTTGTGTATAGCTGACATTACTTTAGTACCACGTTCTAACATAGCTACAGTAGTTCCTACTGGAAGCTGTTGACTACCTATGTCCCCAACTTGCATATCAGCTATTGAAGCAAACCTTCTACCACTATCTATAAGTAACCCTAATAATTGTGCTAGCACGTTAGATGGCTCTTTGTAAGGTAAAGGCATCAAAGCGTCCCTGATCACTCCTCCTGGAACATCTACATCTCTAAACTCTCCAGGTCTCAATGGCTCATCTTCGCCTTGTACTCGCATACCACGTGCTTTGAAACCAGCTGGTAGGTTACTTAATGTACCAGCATCTATTAACTGTCTTAGTATAGATGTAGCTGACTTAGTTAAACCACCAATCATGTGTATTAAACCAAAGCCATAAAATCCTAATCCTGGCAAGAACTTATAGTGTACAAAATATTCTTTCTTCCTGAACATGTTGTCACCGTTATTCCAGTTTCTGCGTATAGCTAGTATCTCGTTAGTATCTTCTAATATAGTAACTATGTAAGGAACAGCAAAATCATATTCATCAATGCCTTCTAGTTCTAAATCAACGTGTAATTCTAATAAAGTGTACTGATTATAGTCACTTGCTGGTCTTGATATACCTTGCAAGTCATCCATTTTCTCTTTTGCTTCATCATATTCATCAGATCCTGCTTTTCCTATCTCAATATCCCTATAAACTCCGCTTAATTGCATTTTTCTGATGTCATTACCTGTCATATTGACTACGTGTGTAATTCTAGGGCTAGTTTCTAGGTTAGTAGTGTCATAACTGACTACTAAATCGTCTGCTTTTACAAAAGTTGCTGCTGCACGGTCTAAAATACTGTTAAAATAGACTTTTTTGAAAGCAGAACCAGAAAGTGGTAGATAAAATAGCAAAGAATCCATCTCTGCATCATAATCTTGCATAACTTCGGTGATTTGGTAGTTCATAAACTCCTTAACACGCTTAGATTGTGCTAAAGTTTCGCTATTTTCGTCACCAACTATCCTAGTTGATACTGGTCCACTCGGTGGAAGTAATTCTTTATAGGCTTGTGCTTGAAATTGTGTGGTTGCCTCTGACAAAAGTGGGTGAGTTACCCCTGCTGCTCCAGGAAAAGGTTCTTCTCTATCCTCTGTTTGTATGCCAAGTAGGTCTAAACCTTTAGTAAATCCATCTAACCACTCCTGTCTTGACTCTTTGTCTTCTTCAAAATCAGAAACTAACTGTGAAGCCATTGACTTAAGTGTTGCTTCATCTAAAACTTCGGCTAAATTAACTTCATGATCAGTAATTATAGTTTCACTTGTTTCTTCAACCGCCCTCATATTACCATCAGGACCAAGTTCAAAAGTTTGAGTCTCTTCAGTTTGTATGTTAGGGTCTTCTGGTAGTTCTATGGTTAGTTGTTCTTCAGCAGGATCATCTAAACCTAATGCTGATTGACCACCTTTGGGGTATCTTTGCTTTTCTATTGCCATAATTATAACTTGAGGTTATTAATAATAACTCATTTTCTTTCTATATAATACTTCTTCTTCATAATCGTTCGGCAGTTGTATAAAGCCACCTTGCCTAAAACGCATTAACGCTTGGGTGGTTGAGTCAACCAAGTCATCATGATCACCTGACGGAAACGCTGCACATTCTTCAATAACTTCCCATGCCCATTTTTTATCTGGGTACCAAACCATGCCTGATTCAAATAAAGGAGCACATGCATTCACCCTAGCAACTTTGTCATTACCTCTAGATGGAGTAAAAGTTTGTACAGGTATGCCTATGTTACGCAACTCTTGAGTAAGTGGTAGCCCACTTGCTTTAGCCTCAATAATTACTACATCAGGTTCCCAGTGTTCATACTGTTCAAAAGCTACTGCTTTAAGTTCAGGAAAGTTGTACCTACCTTTGATAGTATCTAAAAGTATAATGTGTGGAGCATTACCGTCGTAAATCTCATCACTTTCACCTATACGACCTTCTGGATAAAAAACTCCCCACGTAGTAATAGCTGAGTAATCTGCCATCTCTTTTTTCAAAAACGCTGTATCATAACTCTGTATAATATATTCACACTCTGGTGGTTTTTCACTTTGCCATTCTTTCCACCAATCACGCTTTATAAGTGCACCTTCCTCACTCGTAGGGTTCTGCATATATTGTGCGTGCCACTTAGGACCACCTTGTAGTGATGCTTTTACACCCTCTAATTCTTCAAGTGACCAGTAGTTTTCCCACAGTGGTTTACCGCTAGGTAGTATAGCAGGTAATTCTATAACTTCCCATTGATCTGCTTTAGGATCTCTAGCTGCATCTTTTATTAATTTACCAGTAAGATCGTTTACGTTCCACCTTGTCATAACTATAACGATGGCACCTCCAGGTTGTAAACGCTGTCTTGGTCCAGAAGTATACCACTCGTAAGTATCTTCTAGTGCAACTTTTGATAATGCATCTTGCTCTGAGTGTGGGTCATCAATAATAAATAGATCCGCACCACGACCAGCTAACGCACCACCTGTTCCTACTGCATAATACTCACCACGTTTTTTACTATCACGTTTATCTTGTGTTTCCCATTTACCTGCAGCTTTTGAATCAGGGTTTATTAAAACATCAGGAAAAACTTTCTCAAAATCATCCGTCATCATAAGGTCACGAATCTTTCTACCAAACTTCACAGCTAGATCTGCAGTGTGGGTCGCTTGGAGTATTTTGAGTGAGGGATTGCGACCCACGAGATATGCTGGAAAATAATGACTCGCAAACTCTGATTTAGTATGACGAGGGGGCATATTGATTATTAACCTTTTTACTTTGCCCTCAGCTATACGATCAAACGCTTTAGCCATTTTCACATGATGTGGACCTTCTATAAAAGATGGCCATTGTGATTTAACAAAAGATAAAAAATCATTTTGACACGTTTCTACACGGTCAATCTCTTTGAGTCTTTCTGTAAGTTTTAAATGTTCTTTTAGTACAGACTCAGGTAAATTAGCTAAATTATTTTTTTCTTCTATTTTGCTCATTTAACTCCTGAAGTCTTTTTATAAAATCAGGGTTTTCAACTAGTGGTGTGTTAGGGTCAGTTTTAGGTGGTGGATTATCACCGTACTTTAAGTTCATCAATAGTCTTTTATTTGGTTCTGTTTGACCTTGGATACTTTTCATAAACTCCGCATCATCTAATAACCCCAGCTCTCTTCTAAGTGCAGCCATGTCTTCGTTTGCTTCATCAATTAATTTACTACCAAAAGCCTCTTCACCAGCATCACCGCTTTGAGATCCTACCCTCTGTGAAGTTTGTCCTTTATTGAATTTATTTTGTGCAGCTTCTGCTTTTTTAAGGAATGGACCCACGGGAAATGGACCAAGACGCAAGTATGACATTGGATCATTAGGGTCACCTAATAAAAAAGAAGCTATACCTTTTAGATCTATACCAGTGTCTGTGGGTGTTCTACTTTTTGTTGATTTTTCTGCCATGTTTCCTCCTTATAGCTTCTTTACCTTTTTTAGCAATACTTGCTTGTTCTTTTTTACCAGAGACTTTGGCTCGTTGTTCCATGACGGTAAGTATTTGAATTTTTCTAGCAAAAGGTTTATTAATTTTTTTAACTTTTGCCACAGTTGCTCTGGCGTCTGCTGGTGTAGCATACTTGATCCTGACTGTGTCTTTTGGATTTTCATCAGTGTATAATCTTCTACTTGATCCTTTAGGTTTTTTACCAGTACCTTTTTTAGGATCTTTTTTTCTTGGCATTATTTCACAGTAAAAAGTTTTTTAGCTTTGTTGATGGTTTTAGTGTCACTCTTTGATAACCATACACCCCAGCCCATGGAAGCTAATATAACCCCCAATACTAAACCTAATAATAATTCCATTTATTACCTCTCGTTTTTACTTCTACCTAACAAGTCCTCTATACGTTTAGCCTTCTCTTCTACACTATCAGCGTGTAGTTCAGGGTCCACGACCTTGGCGATCTTTAGTGTAGAGATCTTTTCGTTTGGTACGTATCGCCAAGTATAACCGTCATCCGAATAAATACCAAACACTGTTTGAGACATTCCTATCTTTATAATCATGGCTTGGTTACCATCTAATATGACTCGATCGCCTTCTTTGAAGCTTGAACCGAAACGAAACATGGCACCTTTGACGAAGCTCGTTGCCCAGTCTTTAATAGCTAAACCTATAAGGAGAGTTAGCAAGAACCCAATTAATTCAATGTAATAGTCTGATAACTCTATCGCTGGCATAAAAATTTTGCAAAAAATTTTTTGTTGTCGTTGTCTCTGAAAACTATCATATAGCGGTTGGGGGGTAAAGTAAAATCATAGGTAAATGAGAGTCAAAAACTTAACAAGGGTCGGGTGGGTGGGCACCACGAAAGTAAAGGGGGTGGGGGGGCATATAACTAAAAGTTATATACATATATTAGAATTTATTTTCTTTTATTTATAGTTTACTTTGATTAACTAGTATACTAAAATATATATAAGTTAATAAGTTAAAAGGGTATTTATTAACTTAATAAAGATAATCACCCTTAATATAGGTAATACTATGAAAAATATTGATTTTAATAAAAAACTCGTTTTAGGCGATAATTACGCTAGGGTTAGGGCTGAACATAACGTAGGTATGTATAAGTCCTGGGTTGGTCTTACTTTTCAAAAGGCTAAGGATCAAAAGCTAGGGGTAAAAGCTGATTTCAGCTACGCCCTTAAAAACGGATTTATCAAGTATCAATCCTAAGTAAGTCGGGGGGGTCAAAAGCCCCCCCTTCTTTTTTCCGTCCTAATCAAGTGCAAGTCCAAGTTCCAATAACCACGCACCACTGACCACCGTCCATAATCCAAGGTTCTGATGCGATCTGCGATCGACCCTGACAATCGTAACTGTGCGATCACAATGCGATGCGAGTGCGATGGTCAATGGTCCAAGTACAAGTTCCCAAGAGACACGATCATGATCACATGGTCCATGGATCTTGGGGGGTGTGCGAGTGCGATCACAATGTGATGTGAATATTAGCCAATGCGATCATCTGCCATAGTTCATGGTCCATGGTTCATAGCTTTTGGGTCGTGTGTCTGAGTCCGTGGATTGCTGGTTCTTATATAGGGTCTAGAATATTCCTAAGTCATATATCATTTATCTTTCACATGCTTTATGTTCACTAAGTATAACGCCCCAAGAACCACCCACCATGGTCCATATTACATCGTCCTAGTCAATAGGTCGCCAATATAATAGCCAATATCCACACTAGAAGGATCTATTACAGTCGTTCCAGTCCTATGGTTATTGGCTTATTAGTAAAAGATGTGGAAAAATAAAAAAGGAGCAGACATTCCTGCCTGCTCCTAATAGGTAATCACTTAAAACATATTATTGTAGTGATAAGGGTTTTCAAGATCTAAATAATTTAAACCAAGACTCCTACTAACAAAGTCAACAACATGCCCAGCACCTACACCACAACCTTTACCTACGAAGTCTGGGAACACTTCACTCAGATCATAACCCGAGTGTTGTTCACCATGTATGAACTCTAGAGCACAGTAAGTAACACGATTTTTATTATTATCCCACTGTTCTTTTAACTGACCAGCTTCACGAGCATAAGCACCTGATAAGATATCAGTTAATAAAGGTGACAACAAATAGCGTTGGGCAGGTGGTATTTCTAAGATGATACACGAGCCAGATTCTTCACCCCACTGAGCATAAACCATAGGAATACTACCGCTAAAGTCTTCAGGTAAATATTTTTCTTGAGTCATAAACTCAACCAAGCCACTATCATTAATATATAAATCATCAGGACTTAGTTCAAAGTATTGAAGCCGATAAAATGGCATATGATGTTCAGCCACCGCTTGAACGACAGGCTGAACGTAGTTGACATATTTTTCTAGATTATTCATAAAACCTCCTTAATAGTTAAAATATAAGTATAAGCTGGATCACATTCCTTCCTAGCATTACTCGGTAACTTTTTTATGACGGAACAAGAAGCATTGATACTCGACTTCATAAATAAAATGAGCTATATAGATCCAGTCATCGTCTTCCATTTTATAAATATATAAACCAACACCACCGTGAGCTCCATCAACATTACCAGCTGACATAGATTGTTGGTCAAACATTTTAAATTTATCTAGATATTTATCAACAACGATAGCTACTTCACTAGGATCGTCCATAGCTTGTTCCATATGATCATCTACGACAGATTCCCATACAAACACGTTCCCTGATTTAAATTTAATAGGACTGTTCATAATGCCTCCACTGTAAAAGGTTCATTAGCTAACCATCTTTCTTGTAAACTAGAACCACCGACAAAAAAGAACTGACGGCTGTCATCTTTTTGGTCAACCGCTACAATATCACAGCTCTCCCAGTTTAAAAGTATATGATCATCAGTTAAATCCTGCACAGGTCTAGTACCTAAACGCTCATCAACCACCTTGGACCAAAGAGCATCATACATATCCAAGACATACTCTGCATCTTTTAATCTACCACTAAACACTTTCAGACGACCTTCAGGACTAGCCACACTATAACCAGTCTTGCGTCTTCTAAACATAGGGGTATTATGTGGATCAATAATGTAAACATCGAAAAGATCTGTACTTTTATATAATTTTGCCATTTTGTTGTAACCTCCTTAATTAGTTATTAATAAAGTATAGGCGGGATCGCTAGCATTCCTAGCATTAGTCAGTAGACTGTTTAATCTTTTTTAAACCGAACAGGCTTATATTCTTCCCACATGATACGTTTAAGTTCTTCAGTATCTTCTTGTACATAATACTCGCCCACTTTATATTTTTCTATGTACGCTATGGCATCGCCAGTCAATGTGCAGCGACCGTATAGGTCTTCAAGGTTTAGTGTTTGATAATAGTCACGATCAAAACCAGAGTTGATATCTGATTTACTAAAGATAGCTTTTCTTTGTTCATATTGATCCTGCCTCATACATGTTTCACTACAGTAATAACCTGTTGGTTTCTCAGGCTCAAAAACTTTTTCGCATCTTAGGCAGTTCTTTTTCATATAAATTTCTTTTCATTAAAGTCAACATACTTTAAATGATTGTCTTCATCATCCATCCAAAATATATCACGGTCTCTACTAAACCCCAACTCCTCTAACAAAAGAACAAGTAACTCGGTCTTAATATTATCTTGATTTAAGTACTCGCCTAAGTAATCCCACATCTCTTCTTCTGATTCAGCTAAGCACTCCTCGGTTTTAGGATCAAATAAAACTAACTTCATGTCTTCAATAGTGCTTTTCATAGACCTCCTAAATAAAATGCCCCTCAAAAGAGGGGCACTTGGGTTATTTACTGGATGACTCCAAGGTGTAAAAACCTTTATCAACATCATACTTGATGTCTCTAGCATCCATCCTGCGTGACTCTAACGCTTCACGGACAGTCTTGCCGTGAAAGTCATTGACACGCTCTAGGTTATGTTGTACCCTCGGCATCTTACCAGTTTTGGTAATTACTGAGTCAGGATCTAAGTTACCTAGATTAATCCTAACACTGTTAGTCTCAGCAATCTTAGATAGCTGACCCTTAGCAACAGTAGGTGTTGGTTTGACAGGAGCTTTTTTAGTCACTCCTGGTTTCTTTTTAACAGCTGTTTTAGCCATAATATTTACTCCGATTTATTTAAGGTATTACTGGCACATGCCAAACCTTAGTATATATATTAAAGTAGAAGAATACCATAGTAAATAACAATCTAATGATCATCTCCTGGAACACGGTCACGGTAATCGTAAACTTGGATGTCACCTCGTTTACCTACCCAACCGATTGTCATTTCTTCGGTATCCCTAATGATCCAGCCACCTTTGCGTAACGACGAATAATCCTTACAAGGTTTTTTCTCAAAACCTTTTGGTGTCTTTTTCAAAAACTTAAGTTCAGCTTCTTCAAACGTCATAGTTCAAACTCAGATAAATCTTCATCTATTTCTGCTTTTACATCTTCAGGGAAGCTATCGTAATGACTCATAACTTTATCAAATGCTTTTTCAAAGTCAGCATCACGCTGTGGATCATTATAGTATTTACTATGGTACGGAACATTAGCATAGAAGTCTGAAAACTTATAAAGTTCCCTTGACAAGTCGTAGTGCTCATCATCTAAGATAAAGCCCTCACGAACTAAAAACTTTCTCAGTTTTACATAATTGCCATACTCTTTTTTATCGTGATCAATATCGCTATCATCGTGCCAATATAAATTACACTCTCTAAACAAGTAGTACAAGAAGCCACGAATAATACGAGCTTCATGATCTTTTTCTGCTATAATCATCTTCCTTGACCTCGATATGATTTAAATGATCTACGTTTATTTTTATTCATGGTACTAAAACCTATGTTGCGGTGATTACCTTGAGAAGTTTTTTTACCACGAGCTCCTGTTTTTGATAGGTGTTCAACTTTACCACCTCTAGCCTTAGTTACCATTGTACACCCCCGAACAACAACCACATAAAAATATCCCTGATTGTTGTACTACAGCTTCTTTACCACAGTAGTCACACTCAATAACTGGATCCTCATATTTAAACAAGCTCATTTTCTAAACCCTCCTTAAATTTTCGTATGCGATTATAAAGTTCCTTAGACCTAAATCCCCTACCCCAAGCATTACTCGTAGCGTCTAAGCCTAAAGCAACGCAGATAGCAGCAAGAAAGTCATTATGATACACAGCATAAGTTTCATCCATGACTTGACCGTCACTACCAAAAATGGTTTCCTTGCCGATAGGGTTATCGTAACCTATAGGTTTAGATTTATGGTTTCTGACGAGGTCATCAACTAACTCGCTAGGTACTCCAGCATCTTTGTACATCTCAGCACGGTAAAAACCATGACCGTCAACAAAGACACAGGTCTCATACCAAAGACGCATTGAGTCTTTGACTTTAGCTTTAAGTTCTTGATTCATAATATTTACTCCTTTATAGTTAAAAAGTAATTATTACCTAGATCGGTTTTAGTCCTTAGCATTATCCTAAGTTTTAGGGGAGTGTTTGCTGTGTTAGATTAATCCGCTATGAAAGGTAAAAACAATAAACCCCGACTGTCAAGGATATCACACACATCTAACTTTGGGCAGCCCACCAGCAAACAAGCAGGAGAGGAAGTCTGACAGTCTCTCATTGTCATGCTAATTGGTCAACCTATTAGCATGATAATTCTTAAACATTTTCCAGAGTATTTCTCTAGGCTTTACAAGATTAATATAATCAAGATGTTCCCATTTATCATAATAATTTCTAAGCTGTAGCTGTCTTGATGCTTTCACTAATGAACTTAGTTTTTGTACAAACAGCATGGTATACGGAACAGGATCAACGTCACTATAGTCACTAGTACCAAACTGCTCTTCAGCTTCATCACTGTTATCTGGGTGAAAGTCCATTAAATAAATATCATCTTTGTAATAGTGTATATAGTTACCATACTTACAATAAGAAGACAACTCTGCTTTTGATCTATCATCAGTAGTAGAGGCAAGTATTAAAACTTCCTCTTTACTAGGATCAAAAGTAGGAATCATCTTGTCGTAAAAGGCAGGACTAAATAAAGTGCTGTTGACTTCTATTCTTAGTTTCCCAGAGTCGAGTATAGATTTAGCAAATGGACAGAGAAGTTCACCGCTAGTGTTTGGGTTAGGATGATTAAGAAAGTTATTAATCCAATTATGAATATCCTGACGTATCTCATTCTTGTATGATTGAATCATATAATCTCCCGTCCTTACCCACTTTTAGACTATGCCACTCTTCATATTTTTCTTGTCTCCTAAACACATCGCTACGCATGAACTGTTCTAAATAATCTTCATCAGACCAATCACTAGGGTAGACACGTGGGTTCTCCTCGCCCTTGTGTAATTCTTCTATAGTACCGTCTTGATATCTTGTTTCAGCTATACCATCATGGTAGTAATACATGATCGGTGACATGCCCCACTCTTTAGCTTTTTGCATTAAGTGAACTCTTATAACTTCGTTAGTGTATTGTGTCATGTTACCTCCCTATATGTTTGATGTCTTTTTTAGGTATAACTTGATAGGCTCCCTTGTTGTAAGCAGGGGCGATAGTGTATTGGCTACTGATACGTCTACGTTCTTCAGGTGTCATGCGTTTTTCTTTTGTACTCATAAGTTCCTCCATATAAATTAATTAAGTAAACTTATTTAGCCCGACATCGTTATGATGGTAAAGGACTAGTCAGTATTATCTATTTCTTCGTAATCGCCTTCGATAAACTTACCTTGTGGCAGTATACCACCAGTCTCATGATAAAGTTGTTTCATTCTTTCTAACACTTCATCTTTTGACATAGTGTCAACTCTATTAACAGTAAGTTCACTACGATTAACATACAGACCTGCTGCCTTACCACGAGCCACTTCTGCTGTTACAGCTGCACTGAAAGCATTATTACGCATAGCACCATCCCGTATATCTTTTAAATCAGTAAGGTGAGTAGTAAGGCTCAACTCAGCTTTATCTGCTGCTCTAGTCTGTAGGGTTTTTATTCTGTCTTGTACTAGGGGATATTGATCACTGGTAAGGGTAGTGCCTGCTTTACCAGCATTTTTTTCTGAGTAACCAGCTTCTATAGCAGCATCTTTTTTGGACATACCTTTAGCCACTGCTTGAGCAAACTTCTCTTGTTTAGGTGTCAGTTTCATCAGGCAACCTTTGTACTAAGATTTGAAAGTTGTTATGAAACCATGGTTTAATATTAGTGGTAAATCTTTTACCATATCTCTTAGCATATTTGTAAACTGAGTCAGCTATTTTATTAGCTTCTTTCCTGCTCTCACAAGTACGGAAAAAACCGTCACCTTGCTTCATAGTTTTAAGATTATATTTATCAGGCATCAATCCTCCACACACGTAAAAAAGTTTGATCATCTTCCATAACTTTACGAGTTACAAACTTTTTATCGTTCCTGCGTCCATAGTTACTAACAGCAGTTCTAACTTTAACAGCATCAGTATCGTTAAATGGTATAGCAAAACTGTCACCTACCTCCATTTTCCACAAATCATATTTGTTTCTGCTGGGGGTTTTAAGTTCAGGGATAGGAATATCTTTAGTAATTTCCATTAATGTACCTCTTTGTTTTGAAAAAGTTCGACTAATGTTTCTGTAGCATCACCTAAAGACTCATAACTACGCCACAAATCCATATCACAGTCGAGTACTATTTGATTTAATCCAGGAACCCATACAGATATTCTCATGTGTGGTTCACACTTTTTACCCTCTTTGTGTTCATGAACCATGAGTGGTGAAGCTATAAAAACAGTGTCCTCATTTAGTTCGTTATAATTTTCTTTTATATTAGTGAATAAAAAATCAATGTTCAATACTCTATTATATTTTCTCTTAGTGGATAGGTTGATAAGTTCTCTCAGATCTTTCCAAGTTAAACTTTTTTTTAAACTTTCTTTGCTCATAAAATGCTCCTTAGTTAATAATAGTAAATATTATAACAGATCGTAATTAAAGTAAAGATTAGTGTAAAGTATCGTAGTCTTCTTGTATGTTGCCATAATAAAAAATCGCAGAGTCAAGACCGATTTTCATTACAGTTGATAGGCTGTGAAAGTCAATATCATCGTAACTTAATTCAGAATCTTCGCTTTGATCTTCAGCCATACGGATGGCAGCTGCAACGGCACCAAAGAGCATGGCACCTGAGATAAGGTGAGTAGGTAGTCCTCTTTCAATAGCTCTTTCACGAGCTACAGCTACGAGTTCCTCAGCCAACTCTTGTGTAAGGTCTGCTAGTTCCTCGTAGCTGTAATCTCTCATTATGCTGCCTTAGCGTATTCGACGGCTAAATCCATCGCTTTATTCTTAAGGTTAGCACGTCCACCAAACCATGCGTTGTGTAACGAAGCATCTCTATCACGACCCCACTTATGGTCAATGACGTAAGTAACTGCATTCGCTGCACCCCACCAAGTCCCTTTAGAGGACTTCATGTTGGCTCCAGGTTGTGTCTCTAATGAAGAATGCACAAGGGAAGGAATCATCTTAAACTCGTCAAGCATAGTTTGACGATTAGCGATAGCCCTTATTTCAGTAGTTTTTTCCATCTCAGACTGTTGTTTTAGTAAGTCAGGTTGAAGTAACTCACTAATGTATGATACTACCTTTTCTTGTGTATAGCTCTTAGAACTTAAGAACTCTGCCTGCTCTTTGTATAGACTCATTTGGTCATCAGCTATACCTAGTGCTTGCTCAGCAGCGTATATCAAGTCGTTGTCGAACACTTGTGTATGACTCATTTTAAACGAGCCCATAGTGTCCTTCATACCTAGAGCATAACTCAAAGTATTGTTACACACAACTCTTATAGGAGTAAACCTAATCTCATTAGCTTTACCCCAAGTGTGGGACACGCTTAATAATAAGTAACCTAAAACACGGTCATCTCCAGGAAGAGTAAAGCCATCATTAATTTTGGCTAAACCCCAAACCTGCTCACCGTTTTTAAGTGAACCAGCGGTATCCATCTTCATATTACCAGCATCAGTAAACTTTTTAAAGAACTTAAAAGCATCCTTATTCTGGGTTGGTATGAACTTGGGACCGACTGGACCAAAGGTTTTATTATCACTATCCCTAACCAACACTGAGTACTTGTCAACAAATAACAAGTCATCACTAGCGTTGACATCAGGGTCAGCGTGTGTGTAAAGATGTCTTTTACTAACTGTCCAATTAAGTCCAGCTTGTACAAGCATCTCGTCGGGAGTTAAGTTATCTTCAACTTTCACTCCTAAGCCATGCCAGGGAACTTGCCCAGCGTAAGCCATAGTTTCAACTTGGTGTGCCATATTTATACCTCCTTTGTTATATGGTTAAAAGTTACCTAATAACTTATAGGGGATTAAATTAATTTATAGGATATTGGTTACTTTTTTTGAGATCCTCTTCAAGCTCTCTTTTTTGTCTAGGTGTGTAACCTAAGTTCCAACAGTTAATAACGATAAGTTTCTTTTGATTATCTGAGTATGTGTTCCACTCCCTAATTTCTTGGTCAGTTCTGCCACATCCCTTACAGGTAGTATCTCCCCACTGAGTTACAGAGCATGTGCCGATACAAGGAGAATCAGCTAAACTCGTAGTCCTGTGTAAACTTTTCTGTGCCATTTTTAATTAAGCGTATATTATTTTCCCTTAACCACGCACGCATAAGTTCGTTTACATAACTCTTACCCATGTGTGAGTAGTTTGTTCTAAAGTCCCTATTGATATCATTATATACCTTTAATCCTTTATAGTAATCACTCATGCCTATCTTTGACATCCTAATAATTTGCCACACTCTCTGTTTTGACATGTCGTACTTATAGCCTAAATCTTCTAATGTAATATCACTGTTAGTGTATAACATGTATATTTCAAAGTACAGTTTTTTTCTCTCAGTTTTTTTCATCTGTTACTTAGCAAAATACTCCTTATAATCTTCAACACTCCCCCAGTTTACACCTATCTCAGCATCAACTTTATTAGGAACTTTAAGTGTAACACAGTCACGCATAATCTCAACTACTATGTCACACTCTTTTTTATCCCCCACTGAAATATCTAATTCATCGTGTACTTGAGCATGTGCTAAAAACCCCTCCCTATACAAATTTAACATTGCTTTCTTAGTCATATCTGCTGCTGAACCTTGTATTAATCGATTCATAGCTTTATATGTAAAAGCCCTTTTAATTTTATCTCCATAAACCTCTATAGCTTTCTCGTAAGGATACGGAGTATTTCTATCAAACTTTGGCTCGTATAAGTTAAACCTACACTTACGACCTAATAGTGTGGTTATGTACCCTCTATTAGCAGCCAGTCGTGCTGCACTGTCTCGTAGACCACGGACAAAAGGCACTCTTGCATGGTACTGTTCAAACAACCTTTCCGCTTCTTCTACACTTATACCTAACTGCTTAGTCAGCTTTTCTTTACCCATACCGTAGCTTAGACCAAGATTAATATCTTTTGCCTCTTTACGACTTATGTTAGCCATGTCAGCAACTATCTGGTGAAAGTCTGCATTTTCGTTACGGTACTCATCTGCAGCTTCTTGTGCCCCTTGTTGATTAGTCATTACAGAATAATGCACAGTAAGTCTAGGTTCTTGTTGTGAGTAATCAAAACAACCCCAGTGCATATCTTCTTCAGGTAAAAACAAAGAACGTATCATAGGTCCAAGTTCTGGGTCTCTAGCAGGTACTTGCTGTAAGTTAGGGTTACTTGAACTAAACCTTCCTGTAACAGTACCACCGTCGTCTGACCTTAATGGGTGTAACTCACCGTGCAACCTACCTTTGACCTGATGTTCCATAATCATCTTATCTATAAAAGTAGTTCTAGCTTTATTGATTTTTCTAGCCTTACCGATAGCTAAAGGCAACTTATGGTTATGATCTTCTAACCACACAGCTGTAAAACTTGGAGCTTTTAATTTAGGCGAGGTAGGGTAGCTTAACCCAGCTCTATCAAATACCTGTGCCACAGAGGCTGCTGACCATAGATCAGGGCGATAGCCATAATCTTTTTTAATTTGATCAAGTAATTTGTTTTCTTCCTTCTCTAGTTTTTTACCGACCTGTTCAGCTTTATCTAAGTCAACTCTTACACCACGTTTACGCATGTCAATTAATACTCTAATGAGTGATGACTCAAGCTCATATATTTCCTCTACACCCTCCTCTACTAATTTCTTTTTTAATACCTGCCATAACCTGTAAGTTAAGTCAGCATCTTGTTCTCCATATAAACCTACATACTTAGGTTCTAATTTATACATCTCTGACTTAGGATTAATACCTAAAGCCTCTGCTGCCTCTGTCAACAGGGACTCATCTTTTATTTCATTTAAAAACCTTTTACCTAAATTATTTAATGAATAACTGTACTCATTTTCATTTATTAAAGGAGCAGCCATCATAGTATCGTGTATCTTACCATTAATAATAAAGCCTTCAGATAATAACCAACCTACGTCATACTGTGCGTTATGAAAAATTTTATCGTTCTTACAAACTAATAAATTAGCTAACCACCTGTAAACCACACCTTTATCTAAATTAGCACCGTTCTCATGAGCTACAGGAAAATAACCCTTGTATCCTTCAGTAGCGACACAGATACCTATAATCCTACCTTGACCTAATGCCCAGCTTGGACCATGAGTAAGTAGCAAAGGATCATAAGTTTCTAAATCTATGGCTATTTCTTTAGCAGTAGTTAGATTAGGAAAACTTGTAGGCGGACTCCAATCAGAGTCTGGTTTAAAAAAAGACTCTTGTAACATTATTTCTTATAATGATGTTCTAGCATATAGCTTTCTATTAATAAACAATATCTCCTTAAATCTCGTATGTCATCTAATATGCCTTCATCAGACATGTCCTCTTTTATAGCCTCAAATAAATCATACTTTTTATTTTTAGATTGGTTCTCTATACGATCCCATTTACGAGCTAAATTCATAAACGCACTTATACCGTCATACTTACGCCAACTATCCCCATAAGACTTCTCTGACTTTTCAAGGTCATCAACGTCTTTCATAGCTAATATTTTTATCATTTTTATATTTGTTGTCATACTGCAGCCTCTCTACACATATTTTGTCTACCAAAGTAGCACCATTTACATTTGAACTTTTGAGGTTTAGCAGGAAACTCAGTAGCTTCTGTCATCTCAATAGCCCTCACTTCTATTTTATTTCTTTTTATATTGATACTGTCTTGATCATAAACATATTTGTCAATCTTATTATGATCTAAATACCACATCTCTGTAATAATTTTTTCTAGTTCGGGGTAGCGTTTCAAAGCTATAGAACCATATAGCTCACACTGTTCTTTATGTGCATCTTGATTACCATCATAACGACCAGTTTTAAAGTCAATGACCCTAGCTTCTTTACTATTACCCTCGTCATAAACAAACGCATCTACTTTAGCTCTGCCCCAAGTATCCTCTTCAAACCAACCAGTTTTTTCCCATTCTTTGGTAAAAGCCCAGTCACTTTCACATATCACTTGACCCTTTTCATGTAAGTCTTTTAATAAATTAAAACCGTCTTCAAAGTCTTTTAACTCTTTTGGTATTTCATCAAAGTGCCCACGGATGTATTCCTCACACAGTTTATGCATATCTTTACCACGGTCCATAGCTGGACTTCCAGGTTCCTTTATCCTTTTTACAAATTTAAATTCAGCTTGTTTGGGACATTTTTCAAAACAGGATAACCTGCTATAAGACCATTGGTGTATCATTGAATCTCCTTATTTAACACGAGCAGTGAGCCACTCAAAGCAGGCTTTAGCCCAGTCGGTTGCTTTACAGTATTGTATTTCAAGTAAAGCCTCTTCCTTACTAACTTCTTTGGATAAATACCATGCGTCTTGTATAGGACACGCTACTTCTAAGAAAAAGGGATCAGTATCAGGACTCATATCAGTAAAAGGTTTGCGATCTATGAAAGAGTGTAAGTCACTCGTCCACTTCTTGTAATCTGTATTTACCATCTGATAAGGCTCTACTTCTTCTATTGTATAAGGGTTTTTTGATAAAAGATATTTTGTTGTATAAAAATCAAAGGCATCTCTTTTCATCATCTCTTCATATATTTCGTCATATATCTTTTTATATGCATGATAGTTATTACTAATCTGTCTATACTTACCGACCTTTACACCTATAGCACTAGCCACGTATTCTTGTAACATAGAAAGGTGTACTGCGTTTGCCCCATACGCTCCCCAGATTATATCGTTTGACCTATTACAGACAGTCATCTCTAATACAGGGTAGCCCATCTGTTCACAATGACGGACAAGGAAATATATATGGGTATTACAAGGCACATCAACACCGTTCCTATTTAAGTCTTCTACAGCATCCCACATCTGTAATACACATCGCCTGTCTGATTTATTTTTATTTAGCCTATCGATAATTATTTGTAGCTGATCTTTATTAAAATACTCTCTCCATCGCCAACCGTAAGCTCCCCATAAGATCTCACCATCATCACTGTACTCTCTCATGCGTTTGTTATAAAACTCCATGGACTTTAGATCATTACGACCTGCTAACATCCATAGTCCCTCCATAAAATGGAAAAAGGGGTTAGCATCTCTTTCCTCCCAAAAAATAACTCTTTCTGTAGGCTCTGTAAATATTGTGGTTACAGGTTCAGGACAAACATATGCTTGACCATTCCTTGTTATTTCAATATTATGGTCTTCTTGTAAAAGGTTCATACCTTGTAAGAAGGCATCCTCTACGTTCCTAACTGTTAATACTTGCATTTTTAACCTCTATATGCTTTTTTCCAACTTATGATTACATCCTTACGAGGTAATCCATTCCAAGCTGTTTTAGTTTGTTTTTCAACCACCTTGACATAATCAGGGTGTAACTCATGCAGCCTTTCAGCCCCCTCATTATGTACATCAATAGTTCTCCATTCACTACACCCACCTTTAGCGTTCGAAGACTTTTGACCCTGAGCATAGTAAAAACTTATCTTACTGGCTCTACCTCTTCTTAATAGTTGTAAGGCTATGTCAAAATCCTCCATCACTTTAGTTCTCCCCCACTCTACGTCATCAGGAAAAACATCTAAGTTGTAACCTAATACCCTCATATACCTAGTGTTCTCTACAGATAAATCTTCTACACGGTTGTTACCTTCTCTAGCACTAATTCCTACATGAGCATAGTCCTGACTCATCCACTCATCAAGCAAACCAAACAAGGCTGGGTACTCATTTGATTCTAGATAACGTAAGTGCCAATCTGTTGGACTTTTACGAACATAAAAACGTAAGTCATCGTCTAACATAACTATACGAGAGTCATCTGTATTTTCTACAATGTACTTACGCTTTGGACCTATACCTATACAGTCTTTAGGTACAATCATCTTAGGTGTATCTTTATATTTAAAGTATTCATCTTTTTCGTCTTCGTCTATTACTAAGACTACAGAACCATCTGTCTGCATTTCTTTAGGAAACCATTTTAAAGTTTCTTGATTAAGCGGTCTTCCTCTAGTGGGAATATAAATTTTCATTGTTCCTCCTTATAAGTTAAATCTCTAAAATAAATTCTTGTAATGTATCTTCTGATAATAGCAGTTACAGTTATTACAGTAGTTTGTATTATTGATATTAATAGTGCGTCTTGAGTAAACATCAACATTAGAAATAAAACTAACCAAGATAAAGGGAAATTTATTATGAACCCTAAACTTGTATCTGTAACCGATTCTAATAACGCTTTACGATCTATTTGCATAGTTATATTTTGCTCTAGGTCTACCTTGCCCTAGCCTCACTCTTTCGTACTTATCAAACTCACATAAGTTATGTTCAATATCTCTCATCTCTAACCACCTTGTAAAATGCCCTTCTAAATGATAAGGAGACTCTTCAAGTAACTCTTTCATCTCGTTTACCCACTCCTCCATAGTCATGCGGTTATCTAAATCATAACCATTAATTCTGTTGATACCACGTTTAGCACCTGGACCTGGATTAGCCCAGCTATGTATATCTACAGCATTACCTAAGTGATGAGTGTGTCTTAAGTCGGTAACGACCTCATAAGCCATAAAACCACTAAATCCTGGATATGGTAGATAATTACGCCATGTTGATTCTAATGAATAACCCAGTATCTCTGGGTGTTTATTATACAAGGGAGTTAAAATTTTATCTACTGTTTGCTCAATCTTAGAACCACCTAAAGTTCCTGTCAACATATAAGCACCTGTGTAGACTTTTTCTCCTGCATCCTTCCTTGCTTGCATAATAGCTTTAACCTCTCTAGGCTTCCACTCTACAGGAAAACCTATGTCGGCTAAAGTATCTGGCCAATTAATTTGCCTAGCTACCGCCATAGCGAAAGGTAGATTGGGGTGGTCAGCGTATGGCTCTCTCCAGTTTTCTCTTATCCATTTAGTAACACGGTCATCCTCTCTAGATACGTTACAAAAACTAAACTCCTTTAATATTTTATCCTCTGTCCAAGGTGGGTTCATACCACTTTCCTTACGGATACGAATCATCTCTCTTTCGTTTACATACTTAAAAAAGCCTTCAATATTTTTTTCTCTTACTTTCATATCTACCTTAAAAAATTCCTAAATGTTCTGTATACCAACGAGGAGTATCACGCTTAGTCCAGACGGCAAAATGTTTCTCTCCTACATAATAATTTCTATATGCTTGTATAGGGTCATTAGTTACTTTGTACTCATCTGGCATACATTGTGGGTGTTGTTGTAGCCCTTTACTTTCTATATTAGGTCTAGTTAAAGAAAGTATTACATCAGCTGATTTATGGTTACAGCTCCTATCGTACCTCCAGCAAAACTCTTCATTTAAATAAATAGCAAAGTCTCTAAGCCACTCCCAGTTTTCCAAACTGTCTGAAGCCCATAAAGTACAAGGGTGTTTAGCATGCACAGGTTTGTATGGAGCGTCTTGATAATTATTCCAGAGTGCTGTACAAAGCATCTGTGCGGACTCAAGTATCATTTTAGATACATGCTTGTCACAGTGCATCTGTGCGGCAGTTTTTATATCTTTATCTAAAACAAATATATTCATATATTTAGTTTACTTTACTTGTAAAGTAAAAGTATAGCAATTAAATACCACTTCTAAAAGTCATGTTTATCCTCTCACCAGCTGGTACTTTAATATCTGGTATACCATGAGTAGCTCTCATCTGTGATTTACCATCAAAGACTAAAGCATCCCCATGTTCTAATAAATAATTCTCAGTAGTATAATCAAGTAGGTGTAATGCCTGAATAACTTCACTAGTATTTGTAGACTTTTTAATGTCAGCGTTATACTCTCTCCACTCAAACAGGCGAGGTGCACCAAATGATATAGATATTACTAAGTCGTCTTCTGTAGGTACTGTGTCGGTGTGGTGATTCAATCCTTCACCATTAGTAGAATAATACCCACACAGGCAAAACGTAAAGTTTACATCTTTGCCCAATATAGTACCAGCTAATTTTTCTGCTTTCTTTTTGATTGGTATCATAAAGTCTTCAGCTCCCCAAGGTTCAGGATCCATTAATTTACCAGCATACTCAAACACACCATCGCCAAAACCACGTGTTGGTCTGCCTATAATTTTACCACCCCCATAATCTCGTATTACAGGTGGATCCCAAAAAGTAAACTCTGGGTCAAAAGAATCAAAATATTTTTTAAAATTAAGTATCATTAGAATATAAACTCCCTTCTTGTTTTACCATTTACTAAATGTAAATTATTTTTAGTTCTAGTTACACCGACATAAAAAGTTCTACACTCATTATCAGGGTTAGTGTATAACTCATCGTATGACCTACGAGCCATGTCAGACAAAATAACCACGTTCTCAGACTCACCGCCTTTTGAGGCATGGATAGTATTCAACCTTATTTTAGACTCAGACAGTTTCTCATTATTACGCAAACAAGATATAAGATATTCTCTTTGAGTATTTCCTATGAGCTTGAAACATTCATGCCAAATAGTGTCTACCATTAAACCATACACACGCTTTAGATCCTGTATTGAAAGCATCTCATCACCTACAGCAGTCTTCAAAGTTTTAAAACCTCTACGAACTTCTTTACCAGCTCTCATGTAACCATATATTTTTCGTATCTTGTCAGCCTGAACTCTTTCACCTTTTCTCAACCTTTCCCAGTCAAGTATGGCATTGAGTAATATAGGAGACACAGATGGCTTACTATTTTTCTCGTAAACCTTACCCACCTTTCTTAAATGTTCTTCAACCTGTGTCAGTAAGTAATTATTTCTAGCTAAAACTAACCACTCACCGACCGACATATCAATGTGTTCAAAACTAACATGTCTGTTTACAGTGCCTTCTAAACTTCTAGGTTCCCAAACCTTTTCTTTTCTATTACCTATCCTTTTGACTATTCTTAACGCCACGTCATGTACTTTACGAGGAACTCTGTAAGATTGTTTTAAGTAGGTTAACTTACCTTCTAGATTTATAAACTGATTTACATCAGCCCCTGCCCACTTATAAATAGCTTGGTCATCGTCACCAGCTATATAAACATGCTCAACACCTTCTGCTAACTTAGCTACACACTGCCATTGTAAAGCTGATAGATCCTGTGCCTCGTCTATAATTAGTACCTCGAGTTTAGGTTTATCTGGCGATGAACAAAACATATCAAGCATATCTGTGTAATCTATTAAAAAGTTGCTTTGCTTAAATGCTTTATAATTCCTTACAAACCAATCAAAGTGCATAAAACTTATGTCAGGTGCAGATTCATTCCAAGCACTACGATAATCTTGTAATTTATTTCTAGCCATATTTTCTAGGAATAACATTTCATCACCACTACTACTGAGTGACATTAAGTTTTCACCGTCCCAAGCTGAGTTTATCTTCTCTCCTATTTTTATACTAAGGTCTCTAAGATCACTTCTAGCTAATACATCATTTTTATTAAAACCTAGCCAACGATAACAAAGAGAGTGTAGTGTCCTAAAATATGGTAAATCGTCAGGACTATAATCAAACTTATCCATGGCTCTGTCTAGTGCCTCGTTTGCTGCTTTTTTAGTAAAAGCTAAGTAACCAAGCCTATCTGGAGGAGTACCTTTTTCTAAATGCTCCTCAACTTTTGATAAAAGGTACGTTGTTTTTCCAGTTCCAGGTGGACCAAGGACGACATTCCAAGTCATATGCCCCCCTCATCAAATATCTGTGTGGGTAGGGCAACTTCTTCACCATAATCAAACTCAGGTATAGACCAAAGATTAACACCCCTACCCTTCATATTCACAAACTTATGTTCAGCTTTCATGTCCCTTAGCTTAGAGGCTATGCGATTAGTTTCTAGTTCAGTAAATCTGTGCTTAACTAAATATTCTTTTAAGTCTTTAATCCTAAAAAATGTTCTACCTTCCTCTGTAAAAGGCTTACCTAAAAGTATTTCTTCTTTAGAGTTAGCTTGTGCCATATCGGTACAGAAGGACTCTAGTAACTCATTAAATTGACCATCAACAGATATGTCGTTACTCACCTCTATAATCTCCATACCGTTGTCCATAAGGTTCTGTATAAGTGCCTGCCAACCTCTATCATTCATACGTGGGGGCATAATATTTAATGTCTCCATACACACCCTTTGAAACTTTATTTGATTTTGTAACTGCTCAGTGCTAAGCTCTAGACGTTTGTCATCGATAGATAAAAACCACAGTGGTGGCTTTGAGTCAAGTTTAGCTAAACTAGAGAATGTTGGGGCTGCTCCACCACCACCTACCCCAAACTTACAGGTTCTGCACTTAGCTACATTACAATAAGACTTAATAGGTTCATCAGAGCATTTATAGTTATACTCTTTTTTCCTTAGTGTGCTTATGAGTGTTAAAACTTCCTGTGCTGGCAGAGGTGGACTCACATATTTTCTGTTATAATCTTCTATCTCTGTTTCCCATTTTTCTGGGTTAGCTTTTTTCAAATAAACCCCTACATTAAATAGTCCATTATTTCTTGTACCTTGCGGGAAGCCTTGTTTTAGTAAAACCTGTAAACAAGGTGGACCATCCTTTATATCATCTAGAGTGGGTATATCTAGGTTTAATAATTCTTCATGTGTGATAGATCTTTTTTCAACAAACTTAATAAAACCTTCTACAGTCAACGCTTTACCTTTTTTATCAAAAGCATACCTGAGTGAAGTATCTCCTTCAAAATAAGGCATGTTTAACCAACTGCCTATATCTCCTCTATCAACTAAAACTTCTCTTTGTTTAGGGAATATTTCTACACCACCATATCCTAATCCTGCAGCTATCTCTCTTAATTTATCTTGCATGTCACCAGCAGGGGCTTTTTCTTTTAAGAAGCAGTACACATGTGCACCACCACTTTTACTCCTACAGACTACCAGTGGTAGTTTAAATTCTTCTATCTTTTTTACTAAGGCTTCTAAGTTTAAAGAGTACAAGTCAATGTCAATCGCTCCCCACTTTACGCAGTTTTCTTCGTCAATAGGTATGATACCAAGCCCTTCTTGACCCTCTAAATGTTTTTGCCAATGTTTAAGGTTTGCTCCTACAGTCTTTATAGTTTTAGCAGTGCCTTGAGTTTTTTGACCTGTAGATGCTATACCAACAGTAAAACTACCATGAGCCCTATTTGAGCCGTGAAAGATCCCGTACAGTTTTTCTGCTGTTTCCAATTAATTTCTCTTTTATTGTGACAGGGGGTAAAGGCTTGATATTAATAAACCCCCTGCCAGTGTGGGTTTTAGAATGGAGTGTCTTGTCCTCCTTCCATTTTGACTGCACCAGCGTTTATGCTTAACGCAAACTCTTTTGCTGCCTCGTAAAACGAAACTTGATCTTCTGTGATTGGACCTACTAATTCAATATTCCAACCAAACCAAGTACCCTTATCGTTTGACTCCTGTACAGTTTTTAGTCTGTAAGTATGACTATATGATGGCGGAGTAAACATTCTTCCATCACCAGCTTTTACTTTTAGACTAGCCATAACTGCGTTCCAAGTTCTTGACTTTTTCAACTGAGTTCCTGCCATAGGAATCATAACCTGTTGAAAGGAGTCTCCACTTAAAACTAAGGCATAATGTGTAGCAGACGTTTGAATGTAGTTACCGTTCTCTAACACATCAGCTCCCCTGTCATCCTTTTTAGTTTGACTAAGGATACTTTGATCCATGTGTTGTTGAACTAAACCACCACCAGTCTCACGTGGCTGCCACTCTAAGAATAATCTCCTGTAAGAAACTGGTAATACTATACAACCCTCTTCTTCAGGAAATACTTCTTTTGAAACAGTATTGGTAATATCACCAGCTACTGCACCCTCGATGTACTTACCGTCTTTCTTCATTACTTCAGGGCTAGTAGCCTGTAGTATTTTTAAACGAGGTATAGTTACATCATCAGCAGTTATATTTTCAAGTCCTGCTCCTGCATCCTCAGCAAACATAGAGGCAGTAGCTAGGGCAGTCTTTTCTTTTTTAACTACTTCTTTTTTTGATGGCTCAGTAGCAGTATCATCTACCGCTTCTGCTGTCGCACTTTTATTGGTCATTTTTTCACCTTTTAAATTTAGTTTTGCGACCTACATATACATTAAAGGTATCTAAGGGGAGGTCGGAACCCTTTTCTACCTGCTCTCTAACGACAGCTTTTAAGGTCATAGGCTCTACCCATTTTTTCTGGTTGAGCATATAACCTTTATTTTCTAAGTCGTCAGCAAGTTCGTTAGCGTTACTGTCTTCTCCTTTAGCAAAGTTGACAGAAACAGTGTTCTTAATAATATCACCTAAACCATTTTGTTCAAGGTAGCGAAAACATTCATCTCGGTTATCTTCAGTTATCCTAGCAGAGTAAAACCTTTGTATCGATACAGTTGTGCCATCAGTAGTTTTAATCTCTGAGACTCCTGATTCTTCTAATAAATTAGGTATTTCATCCTCACTAAGTTTTTTAAACTCGTCTTTTTTAGCAGATAACTTTTTTTCTAAAGCATCAATCTCTCCCTCGATTTTCTCGAGGTTTTTTACTGCTTGGGATATACTTGATACGTTTTGAACTTCTAGTTCGGTGGTGCTATCTTCTTCTAATATTTTATTTATATTTGTCATAATTTTCTCTTTTTACCTTTTTAATATGGTTCACTAATTAAGTAAATAAAAAATTTATGAATAATGGTGGTGTGTCGACTTCTAGGAGAAATAATCGGAGTGATTCTGACTTTAGATATTATCAAGGCATCACCACCACTACCTAAACTATTTACTATTTAACTATACTAGAGATAAACTTTTAATAAAAGTACGTTTACGCAAAAAATGGCTAATATGCTAATATGTTGCTAAAATAATACCTATAACCACAGTGTTTACAGATATATTAGCCAGACTATTATTACGTTATTGGTATCTTAGCGTCGATAAATCGTGCATTATCGTTTATATTTAATTTACTTATTATATAGTTACATATATGGAAACAGCTTTATTTAAAACACAACCGTATCAACATCAATTAGAGGCATTGAACGCTTGTAAAGACAAGAGAGAGTACGCTTTATTTATGGAGATGGGGTGTGGTAAATCAAAAGTAGTAATTGATGACTTTGCTAATTTATATAGAGAGAAAAAAATTAATGGTGTTTTAATCATAGCCCCTAAAGGTGTATACGATAATTGGTATAGTAAAGAAATACCAGCACACCTACCAGATGACATAGACTACAACATATTGAAGTGGTCACCTGCTGGTACTCAAAAGAACAAACTAAACCTTGAACGTATTTTAATGGAGTCTAACAGGCTACACATCTTTGTAATGAATATTGAAGCACTTAGTACCAAAAAAGGTACTGATTTTGCTGTTAAGTTTATAAACAATAAACAAAGTATGTTTATTATTGATGAAAGCACTACAATAAAAAACCCATCTGCTAAAAGAACTATGAATGCAGTTCGGTTAGGTAAATACGCTGAATACAGAAGAATCCTGACAGGTTCTCCTGTTACTAAAAGTCCACTAGATTTATTTAGTCAATGTATGTTTCTTGATCCCTCGTTACTTGGTTTTAGTAGTTACTACGCTTTTAGGTCTAGGTATGCTGACTTGATGGAACAATCAAGTGGTGGTAGGGTGTTTAAGGTAGTTAAAGGTTACAAAAACTTAGAAGAGTTAAATGAGACTTTAAAAACATTTAGTTTTAGAGTACTGAAAAAAGATTGCCTTGATTTACCAGACAAGATTTATTTACGCAGAACTATTGAGATGACTGATGAGCAGAAAAAAGTTTATAGAGATATTCAAAAAAATGCTCAAGCAGTATTATCAGAAGGTAAGGTTACTATTAATCATATAATTACACAGATTATAAGACTACACCAGATAGCTTGTGGTTTTGTAAACACTGATGAGGGTTTGACTAAAGAATTAAAATCAAACAGGTTGAATGAACTTTTAGAAATACTAGAAGAAGTAGACGGTAAAGTTATTATCTGGGCTAACTACAGACATGACATCAAAAAGATTGTTCAGTCTCTACGAGAAAGGTACGGTTCATATTCAGTAGGTGAGTATCATGGAGATATTGAACAAGCTGAAAGAGAAGAAACACTTACTAGGTTTCAGGACATGGACGACAAGATGCGGTTCTTTGTTGGTAATACACAAACTGGTGGTTATGGTATAACTTTGACTGCTGCTAGCACCGTTATTTATTATTCTAATAATTACGATTTAGAAAAAAGGTTACAATCAGAAGACAGGGCACACAGGATAGGGCAGAAAAACAATGTTACATACATAGATATTGTTTGTGAAAAGACTGTAGATGAGAAAATAGTCCGTGCTTTGCGTTTAAAGCAGTCAATAGCACAAACTGTCCTTGGAGAAGAGACATGGAAGGACTGGTTGACCTAGAAGGAACGTAAAACGACTGTAAGGAAAAACTTTATTATCTTAGGGAAAGTATTAACTAGGTGTGCTTAGAGGACAGGGTGTCCGTTTATGAGTCCCTTTTTCGAAAAAAAGGTAAAATTATCTCATGTCTGGCATATTAAACCTATATTTAGGCATATTATTCATTGGGTTGTTCATATTTATTGATCTTTCTACGTTTACATCAGCATCAATAGGTGCAGCAACTGGTACGTCTTGTGTTGACATGTTATCTTCATCTTTTTCCATATCGTCATCACTGACTCTAGGTGTAAAGAAATCTGCAAACATACTTTGCCTAGCTAGTAAATTAAGTAAATCTTGACTACCACGTGGGTTGAAGTTCATTCTAGGATTTACTAGTGATTGTATGCCAGGAGTTCTATTAAACATTCCCATCAAGTTAGCTATGCCACCTCTACTTGTAGTTGGTAGCATAGGTCTGTTCATAGGTATCAACGGTTGTATATTACCAAACTGTTGGTTTCTCAAAAGATTAGCTATGCCCATCATCATATCTTGTATTTTAACTTAATTAGTGGTGGTCTGACTAGACCTCCTGATTTTAACCTCAAAACATCCCCTATATTAGTTAGGTCTTTTTCTAAAGTAGGATCTTCTTTACCTTCTATATCATTTGCTGACTCTCTGTAAAATACCCTACCTAATGCTCTAACTACAGCTCTAGTTCTTGGGTCTCTGACAAATTTATCTTTCATCAATCTTTTGTATAACTTGTCTGGGTCTAATAATAGATCTAAGTCTCTTTGCCTAAACATCATAGAACCGACCATTTTAACAGCAGTCATGATACGACCTTCTCTAGTAAACATACCAACTTGTGCCCTAGCTATTGAGTTTACAGCTTTGAATAAGGCATAGTCACCTTGAGCTAAACCCTTGCCTGTAGGATCATCAAATACTTTGAGTCTTGTGTTAATGCTTTTCATTTTAGGTACAAAATCATCACCGTACCATTGGGTGAGTTGTGTCCTATAATCATCAAGGTATGCATCAAGTTTAGTAGAATCAAATACTTTGTCACCTTGTGGTGTTGTCTTAGATGTTTTTTCTAATATGTCATTATATATGTTAGATCTAACAGACTCAACTATGTCAGCGTTTGCTGTTTTATCATCTGTTAATATCCTAAATAATCTACCTGATTGTGTGATATTGTCTGGTTGCCAAAAACTACCAAACCATTTTTCAGGATTTTCAAGCACACCAGCCTTAAATAAAAATGGCACACCCTCTTCACTAACAGCAATATTTCTTAAATTATTTAATCTTTCAAGGTCTTTTTCAAATACTTGACTAGCTTTATTAACACTGGTTAAGTCCGCTATTTCATCTTTAGTAAATATTAAGTTCTCTTCTTTGAATAAGTCTTTGTTTGTTTTAAAATAATCTTGAAAAGCTGTAGGACTTTTAGGCACTACATTACCTGCTTCATCAACATTAAACACATTGTCAAATAAATCTTTTTTGATCGCTTGTTTAAAACTTAATGCTAGTTGTATACCTTTATTATCTGCGTCACTTAATATTTCTTTCATAAAAGCAGGAGATGTTAGTATTTGTTCTCCGCCTTTACCTGTGATAGTACCACCTTGTGTGATAAACTTTTTAACTCTGTTAAAAGCATCAACTGATCCTACTTTGACTTCTCTTGTAGTAGCATCATTAAGCACTCTGGTAATATCACCTATGACGCTTCTTCTATAGATTGCATTAGCTTCTTCGTATGATTTTTCTATACCTTCTATTTGTTTAAACTCATTTTCTAAGCCAAGATTTTTGTAAGTTCTTTTTTGAGTTCTTATGTGTGCGTTTAGTAAATCAGTATACGCTTCTATAGCAGTAGCATCACCAGCTGCATATGCGTCATTGAGTCCTCTTCTTATTTCTGACAAGTTATTTCTAAAAATCTTCTGGCTTATTTTAGGAGACTCTTGAATTTTATTAACTATATTATTAAAACTTCCTGCAAGTTTTTTGTCAGAAAAACCTTTAGTAAGATCACGGTTTATTCTTTCAGCTACTTTTTCAATACTACCTGATCCACCTGCTTTAAGATCAAATACTTGACTTTTTCCAAGTTTAGGAGATTTTATAGCATCATCAAATGCTTTGTCTAGCTCATCATATTTAGCTCTTTCAAGTTTGATAAAATCATTTTGTAAATCTCTAGTAAGGTCAGACACATTAGCGTCAGGGTTATCTAATATACTAGTAAAGGTTTGATTACTTTTAGTTTTAAAGTTATCTATGTCTCTTTCTATACTTACCATCCTAGGCGAAGTTTCAACAGCTTCAGTCACAGTTTCTTGTAACTGTCTACCACTAATGTCTCTAGTAGCCCCTTCTTCTAGAGCCTGACTAACGCTCAAATCTTCATCAGCAAAGGCTTCATCTAGTTTTTCTCTTTGTATTGTTTTCTGTTCAGATACTTTCTCTCTAAGTTCTGGTCTAGAGTCTGGTACGTTTATTTCATCTATAATTTGCTGTTGAGTACCAGAAGGCACAGAAAGAACTATCTTACTTCCCATTTGTTCTCCTCTCTCAAGTATTTGTGGAGAAGTGTAAACACTGGTAGATAAACCAGACTCTTCAGCTTCACTAGCTACTTTTTCAAATGACTCTATAAACTCGTCTTCATTGATACCTAAAGGTGCACCACCAGCTTTAGAAGCTAATGCTGCTAATTTAAATATAGTAGTGGCACCGACACCAAAAGCTGCAGTCATACCAGAGTCTTTTATAGCTGAAGTTGTAGTATCATAATCAGAGGGTAAGTAACCTTCTTTAACCATGTTATCTAAAACATTTTGTCTGTACACATAAGTGCCCAGTGCTTCGCCAAGTATGGTTGTAACATAAGGGTCGCTCAGTTTAGCACGTCCTTTAGTAAGGAATGCTGAACCTAATCCTGCTAAATAACCACCAACACCACCAACTATTTCAAGGGACAGTGGTTCGATAAATGATCTAAAATCACCGTAGTTTATTCCAGGAGGGTTGACTGGTTTCCTTTTGTTATTATCTTTAGGGTCATTAAAAGTGAACTCAACTGTACCTGATCTGTCTAGCTTAACATCATAATCATAATCCTCTGGTATGTCAAACTCTTTAGTATAGTTTTTACGCAACATAGCGTCAACAGCGTCTATCCTAGTTTCATTATCAATATCTGTAGGCAGCAATTGATATAACCTAACTACGTTATTACCTGCTCCACCAGTGTAATCAATGCCTAAAAATTCACCTTTAGCTCTGGGTGAAACATCTTGTAACATATCTTGTGAGTAAAAAAATGGATCACCAGCCTTAAAACCTTCGTCAACTGCTTTTTGATAACTATCTAAAACACCCCTGCCTTCGGGAAACATTGGGTTAGGTTTAGGGTCATACCCGAAGGCTTTGAGTTTTTCTTGTTCGTATAATCTTTCTGCTTCACTCTGTGTGCCTGTATCAACACTAGGTTGACTTAAAAAATCAAACATCAAGTTAGGGTCTTTTATAACATCTTCTTTAGTTATCGGCACCACTAGCTCCTGATCTTTCTGCATAATACTTAGTAAAACTTTTTATAGCTGCTTCACTAATTCCCAAGTTTTTAAATGTTTGTACTAATGTTCTAAATTTATCAAAATCACCACCTACATTATCAAAGTGTTGTTTGTATGTTTTGTTTCCTAACCGTACATCATCAAGTGTAGAAGCTGCACTTACGGCATCAGTGTCTCCAGGATTGACGCTTAGGAAAGTTGTTATAGGTTGTGCATTTTCGTTACTTAACCTTTCTCTTTGTCTTTCTATTCTTTGATAAATATTCAATGAATTAGGGTCAGTGATTGATATAGGTCTGTTATAAAGTGCGTCTCTTTGTTCCTTCATTAATTCTCTGAAACTTTTACCGTTTGGTGCTGGAGCAAAGCCCATGGACATATTATCATAATATTGATTAAAAGTTGATTCGAGTCTATTTATGGCATCGTTTTCAAGCCTGTCTAGCACGGTGAATAATTGTTCTGAACTAGTAGCATCTGCACCTATTTGTTTCATTTGATAAACTAAATCTTTGTCAGAAATGTCACGACTTCTTTGTCCTAGTAACATAGCGTTAGCTAGTGCTAGTCTGAATTGTGCTGCTTGTAGTTCACTTCTTTTAATCCTTGCATTTTTTAAAGCACTAGGACTAAACCCAAACATATCATTGAAGCCACCTGTGTCAAAAACTTCTTTAAACATTTTATCATAGCCTACATCTTCGCCTTCATCTCTTTCACCATTACCGTTTTTATCAATAAATAACCTGTTATATCTATTTTTATTACTAGGTTTAAAATTATTTTTGTTACTTAAAAATGATGAGGCAGCATTGATCTCATCAATAACTCTTTGTACACCTGAAACTGCTGCACCAGCAACACCAAACACTACATCACCACTTTCTATAAGTTTTTTAACTCTATCGGCTGTGTCTAAAACTATAGAAGCCCCTTCGTATGTGTTACCAAATTTATCCTCAAAAGGTTTAATAGTTTGTCTTGCATTCCTAAGTGAACTGCCAGCTGTGCCTCCACCTGTTTCTACAATTAGATTACCATTTTCATCAGTAGATATAGACATCCCAGTTTCTTGTCTAACATATCGTGGGTCATAAGCATCTGATTTAGGGTTTAACACATTACGGCTTACATATATTGGTCTACCAGTTTCAGTGTCGGTAGCTGGCACTTCAGCAAAAGTTTTTATATTAATTTTTTCACCATCTTTAATTCTTGCGTCAATGTTTGCTTTGCTATCATAACCTAAAAAATTATCACTCTCATCGTAAAAAGCAACTTGGTTTTTTAACGTATCACCTTTTTCTATTCTAAAACCTATTTTTCTCAAATCATTAGCTTGAGCTTGTGTTAATAAATGAACACTAGAGCCACCTTCTGCTGTTAATGTAAAATTATCTAACTTAGTATCAAATTCAGCAGAGTATGGTCTAAAATTTATCCCTGCATTATTAAGAAGTCTTTTGTTTGACTCAGTAAGATATTGCACACCCGACTCTCCATCAATTATAAAGGGGTTAGTTTTTTGTGTCATTAATTGTTTTTTAATAGCTTGTTCAGTTGATATATCACTTAACGCTAACTGAGTAGCAAAATTATCAATGGTCTTTTTTCTATCTAATTTAAGTTTTAATAAGGTATCACCATACCTATCTTTTTCAGCTTTGTCAGCAGTAACATACTTAGTAAAAGCCTTAGTTAATGATGAACCCCAATCATCACCATCAGCACCAGATTCTATAAGCGACATACCAGCTACTAAATAAGGCATCGCTTTATCAGGTGTTCTAACAAACTGACTATAGTCGTCATCCCCTATAATTATGGAGGCAGCATCTCTGTAAATATTCATAGCTTTTTTTCTATCCTCAGGTGAGTCACCTAGTAAGTCTATAATACTAAGATTAGCTTGAAGTGTTCTCTGTGCGTTATTAATATCGTTAGGATTGCCTGTTTTATTAGCATTAGCTAGTGCTGTACCAGTGTTTGCATCAATGGTGTTTTGTAAATCATCAGTAGGTGTGTTTTCATCTTTACCCATAATACCTAATTTATTAACAGTATCCACTATTTCTTTTTCTATGAGCGGTGCCTCTAATGGCATACCTTGTGTATTATTTGTGAGTGATCTTATACCTTCATCTGCTAAATTACTTAAACTTTTACCTGTTGATAAGTAGTTAGATAGTTCAGGTCCAAACTGAGCTAAGTCAGATTCACTCAGTGGGTCTAATTTATTAGTAGTCGGTGGAGTAGTAGGACGGTCCATGAGACTTTGTAACTGTTCAAAATTTAAGCCTGTTTGTATACTTACATTGATAGGATCAACACCTTGTGCTAATAAACTTAATGCTTCAGACTCAGGTGTATTACCTAAATTAAGTGTAGGATTAAAAAGACCTTGTAAATTATTTATAGCCATAATTTACCCCATCTGAAAATATCTATCATCAATAGTTTGTGATGTTCCAGTGTTAGGAAGTGTAGGTCTCATGTTATTTAAAGTAAATTCTGCAGGTCCACTCACTGCCCCTCTGTTAATATTTTGTGCTTGGTTAGTCAAGTTTGCATATGGGTTATTTAACATACCATATCCTGCTATTAAAGTACCTAAACCTTGCATCAATGGATTACTGCCACCGCCTTCGCTTGTAGTGGTTGCTTGTGTTTGTGAACCTAAAGCTGGGGCAAACCCTGCTCCTATTTGACCTATCTGACCTATAGTTTCTAATGGTAAGTTATATTGGCCAACAAAATTACTAAAGTCAAGATCTAATCCACGTTGATCTTGTGCTTGTTGTAAAGCTCCTACTGTGCCTAACCTGTTAATATCAGTGCCTACTAGGTTATACATTCCTGTACCTAAATTACTTAAATTACCAGCACCGCTGAACAATGTGTCAGCTAGGCTACCACCTAAACTACCTATACCACCAGCTACATTACCTAACGTAGCACCAAGGTTAGTGCCTAGTGTACCTAATCTAGCACCTATGTCACTTTCAAATCTACCTATACCAGATAGTAACTGTGCTTCTCCTAGCCTTCTTCTTTGTTCGTTTTCAAAAGCTCCTTGTGCTAATTTAGTAGCTCTGTCAAATGCACCAGACCTGAGTGCTGCTATCCTATCAGTAGCCCCTTCACCAAATTTTTCGGCTAGTTCTTCACTACTGAGCCTAGCCCTACTACCACCAAACGCACCACTGCCCACAGCTCTTGCTCTATTAGCTATATCAGCAGTAGAAAATTGTTCTCCTATATCTTCTAGTGTTTTATCTATAGTTTCTTCTAGGTAAGGATTAGTAAACTCTAGTGCATCATCAATACTAAATCTGCCACTAGCACCACCTGCGACATCTGCTGCTGATCTGAGTGTATCAAGTCCTGTTCTAGCTGCATCTTGTCCTTCAACTATAGAAGCTGTAGTTAGGTCGGGTATAGCTCTTAATAAATTTTGAGCTTCTTCTATACCACTAGCCCCACCAAGTATGCCTTGATTATAAAGATTCTCAGCAGAATCAAAAAAGGGCATATAACTACCACTACCTTCTGCTGCTAGTCTAAATGCTTCTAGTTGTGCAGGTGTAAAGTCTGCTATCCTATCACCTCTATATGTGAAAGGTGTAGCTCCAGGAGTGCCCATAGTTAAGAACCTATTAGCTAGTTCTTGATTTAATAAAGGTAAAATACCTGCTATACCTGCTTCTTGGTCACCAGCGAAAAAATCTTGTAGATACTTCGGTGGTGCTGTTATTGCAAACTGTTCTGCTGTTTCTGACATTATGCTCTACCTATTCCCATTGATTTAGCTTTATTTTCATTTTTGTTCATAAAATCATAAAGTTTCTTTATACCATTGTCATGATCACCGTCACCTACACCAGCTACAGCTTGTTTAGTCAAAACAAACTCGCCATCTGCTAATATAGCGTTTACAGTATCCTCATCACCAGAACCTTCTGGGTCTGATATATCACCGCCTACGTTTCTTAAATCTATTATACCTCCATCTTTTACAGGTAATACGTTAAAAGTAGGGAAAGGCATGGCTAATTGCTCTTCATCATCGTCTAATATTGGTACTAAACTACCATCTGGCATCTGTGTAAATCCAGGTACAGGACTCATGACAGGGTTATTTATCAATTGATCTCTAGTAGTTAATCCTCTTGACATGTAATCGCCTAATTGTGGTGTGTCAATAAATTGTGGAGCACTGCCTCCTGATCCACCACCACCTATGTCACTTAACGATGTTAAGCCTAGTGCACCTAGCCCTGCATATTGTAGTGGGTTAGCTCTAAGTGCGTTCATTGAAGTAGTGAATGTGGGTACATCACCTATAGGATTAGCTCCCATCATTTGTGCACCACGTGCCACGAAGTTTTGCACATAACTTCCTGGACTTCCAGGAGCCATACCAGATGCAGCTGCAGAAGTAGCTTGACCAAAGTTAGCAAAAGGGTTAGTAGAAAAACCTCCACCGCCTTGTATGCCTACACCTTGTATAGCAGAAGTAGCTAAATATGCTTTAGCAGCAGACCGAGCTACATCCCCTATCTGTACTTTTTTACCTCTTTTAACAACTTCACCTACTGCACCACCAGCAGCAGAACCAGCTGGACCACCAAAAATAAACCCTATAGTAGCACCGATCTCTGGTGCATTACGCTGTATAAACCCACCAAACCTTTCAAATATTGTTTTGTATTCACCTATGCCTGTAGAGGGATTAATTTGGTTAGCATCATTACCTACAATGTAAGTATTTAAATTCATGTCATTTTTCATGAACTCTTGAAATAACTTTCTTTTAAATACAGGGTCATCAGCCAAAGGTTTAGGTATTACTATTTCTCCAGGAGTTAAGTGTCCTAGCATAGTGTCACCACCTCTACCTAATGTTGCTATACCTTGTAGATCCATTAGTTACCCTTAGTTACTTTCTGTTGTTTCTCATACGTTCTTAAACCAGCCATACCTAACATAGCCATTAATATAGTAGACAGTTGACTAAAGTCAAACTCAGGTAAAGCTACTTGTAACCCTGCTATACCTAAAGCGAACTGTAGCATGGGAGCTAAAATAAAATGATAAAGCATAGCCAAACTACATACCCAGCCGACAGATGGTCGCCACCCAGCTACAAACCAACTTTTACTCGCAGCTTCAATCTTATTGACTTCTATCTGTGCTAAGTTAGCAGTTTGTAATTGTGTCTTGAGTTCATGCTCAAGTTGCATTTTTAAATTTTTGTCAGGTACAAATTTACCCAACACCTTATCGGCTATACCGATTACTGAGTTTGTTATAGGATCGCTCATCTGAATTTAGTTGTTTTTCTTCTATTGTTCATTACAGCACCACAACCTTTGTGTTTGCTTTGTTTAAACTGACCACCTCTAGACATATTAGCTGCGACAGCTCTGCCTCTTTTTCTTTCGTATGAACTTAGCTTACCGTCTTTGTTTAGATCAGCCTTTTTAGGATTAAATTTATGTTCACCACCGTGTGACATTTTTTTCTTTTTCTTTTTACCTAATAAATCAGCGTCTGCTTTTCTAGCACCACCTTTACCAGTAGCAAAAGATCTTACACGTCCACAACCCCATGAGTGTGAAGATTGTCCAGGACGTGAACCAGAACTAAAGTAAGCTCCTTGTCCTCTTTTGTAAACCTTGTTTAATGTTGAAACAGATTTACCACTACTTTTTGCGTACTTTTTTACGCACGCTGGTACGCTTCCGCCCTTTTTTAGTTTTAGCTTTTGCATCCTTTGCTCGTGATTTTTCTACAGCCTCATAATCAGCTTTAGTCATTTTACCCGAAAGATATTTTTTACGTGTTTTTAAAATCTCTCGCTCACGTGCAGCAGGGTTTTTAGCACCTTTTAGGTATGCTTTAGGAACACCCTTTCTGGTTTTATTGACTTCAGGAAATTTTCTTCTCATAAATTTTACCTACGATAGCCAATAAATCATTTTGTTCCATAGTATGCTTTAACAAGTTTACCTTTTTTGTAACTAGTTGTATATTTTTTTTAACATACTTGCCTTTAGGTTTTATTCTATCAATAGAGACATTAGTATCACTTCCACCATTAATCCTATCATAAGTTAATAGCATACCTGTAAGAGCACATTTACCTTCTTGTTCATCCCATATTTCATATAAATCTTCAGGTATTAATGACCATTTAAGCCCTTGTTTTTCTCTTTTATTCCTTAGTTGTACAAACAAGTTTTTTAAATATCTATAGTGTGACCTAGTTATGTTTTTAACTTTTTGTTTCTGTCTACAAACATCACATACATTTTTACCTAACTCAAACCTATCTGTTTCATTTTTACAAGTTTTACAAACTTTATGAATCATAAATTAATGCTTATGTCGCCATTATTTACATTAGTGACAGTAACTTTACCTAAACTACTGACCATTAAAAAATTCTTTTGTTCTTCTAACTGCATATCAATGTTATACCATGCAGTGCCTGACCATACTTGTAGTTTTTCTAAATCTGTGTTAAAAATAATACTTCCAGGATTAAAACTTATTACGTTTCTTTCTAAGGTAGAAAATTGATCAGTATTGCTTGGGTCAAACTCACCAAGGTTGATTTCTAAAATTCTTATTAATCTGTTGTATAAGTCAGCACTAACATCGTCATTAAGTGCTAAAGGCAGGTTTGTTTGTAATAACTTTGCCATTATCTTCTGCCATCGTTTTTGAAGTCTACTCTAGTAGCACCAACACGCCAACCAGTGCCTGTGTTACCAGATACATCGTCATCATCTGATTCAACCCTTAACACAAACTGCCTACCTCTTGCTCTTATATCAGCTTTTTGTGTGGTAGGACTTATTGAAGTTGTTGATCTAGTAGTTAGTGTATCTCCTGGAAAATTTCTTGTTTTAGTTACTAAATTTATTTTATTACCACCACTAGTATTTAAAAATTTAACATCTGGAATGAGTCTATTAACAAAACTAAATTGTTCTCCATCTTCTAAATCTAAGTCAGAAGATTCTATAAAAACTCCTGTCATTGGACTGCCATCATCATCAAAACCAGTTTCATGCTCGTATAAATAAGTTGCTCCTGTAGCTTGTGGATAATCATACACTCCTTCATCAATCCAAGCGTGTCTAACTAATTGACCGTAAGTCCAAGTATTTTCTTCATAATTATATAGTACATACCTGTCAATCTCAGTAGAATTTTTAGAAGGATAATACCAACCTACTTCACTTTTAGCGTTTATTGTAAAAGCAAAAACTTTATATATTTGACTTTTATTTATATCACTAAATACATAATTTTGCACAGTGCAAGGTAGTTTATTCACTGAACCACCATAGATATAAAAATTATCATAACCCATCCAGAATATACCTTTTGGTGTTGTTATAGCTCCCTTGGGGGATACTAAACCAGAGTTTTCATTTATTAAATTTATTCCGAATGTAAAAGGTGGACCAATAAACTGCATACTGTATAATGCTGTGTCTGTCCATATCAAAGTTTCTTGCCTACCTTTTACTGCTCCAACTATTATAGAACCAGATGATAACTGTAGTGAACCTGCTGTATTAGTAGATAATGGCTCGAAGTTAAAAGGATTTTCTTGGTCACTAAAAGCTATATGTAAAGGATCTATAGTTCCTGTTCTAGCTGTTCCAGAAGTATCTATTCTGTCTGCTCCTAAAACTATTAAGTGTCTATCTTTTTCTGAAGTTAAAACTTGTAGGGCTTTAGTAGGAACTAATTTAGCACCACTCTTGTTTTTTAATTCTACTGCCCTAACTGTAGCTAAATAGTTATCAGAAGCGTCCCAATAATAAATACCACCATTACGGATATTTATTACTAAATCTTCTCCATAATTATCATGTGTCCATAACCTTAACTGATTAAGTTCAGAAATAGCAGTTGTTGAACCCCATGTACTATCCCCCCATGCTCCAACACCCCAACCTGTTGAAGCGACATAATCATCAGCTCCATAACTAACTTGTAATGCTGCAGTAGCACTTCCTCCACCACTACCACTATCAGATGCATTAGCTGTTACTGTGTTACCTGAAGTATCTTTCGCTGTTATAGTGAATGTATTAGTGCCAGTAACTGCTAATATTTGATATTCTTGATTTAATACTTCAGCTGTTATTAAACCACCCAAGGTTGTTGCACCAGCAAAAATTACATAATCATTAATTAATGAACCATGTGCAGCAGCAGTGACAGTAATAGTGGATGAAGTATCACTTGCTGAAAAAGTACACGACACAGTTTTTCTTATTGGAGTTATATCGTTAAAAACTGAAGTGCTGCTGTAAAAACTACCACCACTGATATAATATTTTTTAGTTGTCCCTATACCTAGTAATTTACTACCTTGTAAATTCACCCAACTATGTAGTGCTCTAGCTATGCCTGTGTAAGAATCTGTAAATACTTTTACCCATCCACCAAACTTTTCAGGTCTGCCTTTACGAAACCTGACTAAGTTGACATCAAACCAACCGCCTTCGTTATCGTAGTCAGTCCCTTCTCTGTTGATTCCAGGTCTAAATATTAATTTCCTTAAAGCCATAATTAAAATTAAAAATGTTTGTACTCTCTACCGTTGTACATGAGTGTTTGTTTTCTACGAACTGTAGATTTAGTGTATGAAACATGTACCCAACCACTTTGTGGATCATCTTCATCATAAAATTCTAAAATTATATTATCAAAATCACAGTTACGTTTTGTCCACTCTGCTAAATCTCTGTTAGAAATAGTGGGTATTTCTATATCAACAGCTTCACCTTTGACGTGTTGACTAGTATCTTTTGACCCTAATAATCTGTTAAGCTCTAAACTGCGATAGCCAGAATTAGGACTAAAAGGAATATTAAAATTTGTTCGTATGGGTTCAAGAACATTTTCGCATAATACAACTAAATTGTCAAGTATAATTTTATCTTTGACTCTATTATCAATACTATTTCTTTGAGCAGTATGAGATTTCTCAAGCTCTTTGAGTTTAAAGTGTTTTGATAATTTAGTTTCTGGATTAAACATATCATCATTTTAAAATAAAATAGTTTTTAATAAAAAACCCGCTATACCTAATGTGGTGATACCAAAAAATATCAATGCTGCTCTTATAGATTTATTCACGCTACGCACTTCATTTTCTATAGAATCTAATCTACGGTAGTTTTCACGCCACCTCTGTTCACATGCAGCCTCATGTGAGCTTAATCTTTTGTCTACTTCTGTTACTGTTGATCTAGCCATGTTTATTTAGGGGACAAGTATTACCTTTTATAAAAACTTTAAGTGGCATAACACATTTACAAATACTACAAATTTTCATACCTTTATTATACTTATCACAACTATTACAAATATTTAATTTTCTATCTCTTTCAAGTTTAAGTTCCATTACTCAACCATAGAGCTCAACCATTTTTCTCCCTCGGTGAGACCAAGAAAGCTTTTTACAAATTGCACAAAGGCATCTATGTTCGAAGAATCCATGATGCCAATACCTTCGACAACTCTGTTTCTACCTTCAAAAAATACAACAGACGGTACGGTTGTAGGCGCAAAGAAAGGTGTTTCCTCTGTTACATGAATTTTATACCACTTAATATCAGATATTGTAGAAAAAGCATTATTTAAAGTGTTTTCGTTTGTGCTGCAATCAGAACAATCTTGCATAGTTATATATACAGCATGTTTTTGATTAGGGCTTGCAGCTAAAGTAGTTTCTAAATCTTTTAATTCTATCAAAGTCATTTTAATCCTTAGAGCAAACTCGTACTGAAATATTTGAGACAAATGATCCGGGACAATAATATCCCAAGTATTGATACGCCATCCATCCTGCATCTCCGTGGTTAACGCCTGTTTTTCCTACTTCATCACTGGTTTGCACATCTTTTGTGTTAGTTACGCCCTCATCTGAAAAACCGCTTGGACAAGAAGGCGGAGTAGCGTATGTGGCTGACGGTGTGCTTGGTGACCAACACGCAGAACCACTGGGTAGTCCCATGGCTGCTGTATTGCTGTATAGCTTGCCTACGGCTGAATCGCTACTGATAGTATAAACACCGTACTGCCCCGAAGTTAGAGTTATACCAGAAAGACTGCCTATATTGTTGTAAACAGCGGTATATTCTGTTTCTGTTTTTTGAGGAATAAATAAAGCATTACTGCCTGTGTTTCTCAAACCTATCCATCTGCCTAATTCTGGTCTAGAGTTTCCTCCAGAGCCGGGACCATATCTAAAAACATACTCGTCGTTTAAACCTAATTGAAAGAAATCAGGCATTTTTTAGTTCCTCTATTTCTTTTTGTTGTTCTTTCATAGCTTCAACCAGAAGTCCTATCATGTGTCCATAATCTATGTGTTTGTGACCTTTTTCTACGACCAACTCAGGTAAGACTTCTTCTACTTCATTAGCAACTAAACCGATATCTTTTCTGCCTGTATCTTTCCATTTATAGCTAACGCCTCTAAGTGCTTGTACTTTTTCTAATGGGTTTTCTATCGTTTGTATATCTTCTTTTAAAGAAACATCTGAACTGTATACAAAAGAACCTGAATAAATAGCACCAGAATTAGTTATAGAGTCTGTTGTAACAGTGCCATCAAAATATGCGTCTTTAAACTGATAAGAGCTAGAACCCAAATCTACATCATTGTTAGCGTGTGGATAAAACACACCATCAGAAATGATTAATTGACTGTTTCCTCCGCATTGAAACCTTATTGTGTTATCAGTAGAAAAGGTCATGGCTGTATCAGAGTCAGCATCGCCTAACACACCGTCTACGCTTATGTTTCCAACGTTAGTAATATCTGCATCGTTGAAAGATGTAGCACCAAAAGTATTGGCAGCAGCAGTAGAAGTAATACCCGCAGCAGCAGTTATACCGCCACCGTCAGCTATAGTTATAGCATCATCCCCATCGGTGTATTCTATTAAAGGTGTTTTTACACTAGTTGATCCTGTCAAGGTAGGAGCAGTTACTGAATCTGCTGTTACAGAAGAAGTAACTGTTAAATTAGTAGCTGTTGGTGTACCACCAAGAGCTAAATCTTCTAAAGCATCGTAAACAGCAGCACTAGATCCACCACCGTCTGTAACTATCATCTTAGTAGCCCCAGCAGCAACGGCTATGTTTGCACCAGAACCTTGAGAAAAAGTTAATGTGTAACTCGTAGCATTTTCTATTATCCAAACTTTAGATACAGTATTAGGAGCTAAAGTTACGGTACACGCTTGTCCGCCCCCTGTGCATTTTAGGTAAAACGATCTTGCGTCATCAGCTGTTGCATTAGCTAGGGTAATAGTATCAGAAGAAGCATTTGCTATGGCTTCTGAACCGTATTTAAAAGCGTCTGTAATAAGACTTAAATTAGTATTAGTTTGTGTGCCCCATGTACCGTCTTGGTCACCAGTAGCCATTTCCGCTAATCTTAAATTATTATCAAATGTACTTGCCATAATATCCTCAGATTTATTATATTATTAAAACGTAAATAAACATAGTTTAAGCTGCAAACTCTTCCCAATCAGGTGTTTGCGAATCATCTACTTCAGTCCAATTAGGTGTTTGGCTTGTGTTTACCTCACTATAATTAGGTGTTTGCGAATCATCTACCTCTACCCACAAAAATACATTACCCAAGCTGGTTGTAACTTCAACACCTGTTAGTGTTGTATTAGCTGCAGCAGAAGGTGTTACAGTACCTAAAGCAGAAGTAGCACTTTGTCCTGTTGTTATTACGTTAGCTTTACCTATAAAAGTAAGTGTTCCTACAGCTCCAGTTCCTGCTTGCCCCAACGGTGTAACATTAGCTTTAGCGACCACACTTAGTGTGCCTACTGCTAAAGTTGCACTCTGACCTGTTGGAGTTACGTTAGCCTCAGCGTCTACTGTGGCAACTGTAACTGCACCAACAGATGCTGATAATGTAGGTAATGTGGCAACAGCTTGTGCATTCACACCGACACCTGAAACTTGTCCAGTAGCTGACTGACCTGCAGGAGTTACGTTAGCTTCAGCATCAAAACTTAAAGTTCCAACAGATCCTGTGGCTGCAAGTCCAGCTACCCCTATATCTCCACCTGCAACAACAGCTACACCACCTAATGTTGATGTTGCTGATTGACCTGTAGGTGTAACATTAGCTTCAGCGTCTGTAGTAACGGTTACTGAACCAACTGAACTTTGTAATCCTGCTACAGTAGCAATAGCCTGAGCATTTACACCAGCAGTAGGGGCTCCACCTGTACCTACTTGACCGTTTGGCGTTACGTTTGCTTCGGCATCTATCGTTACTGGATCTACTTGTGTAGGATCAGGTAACGAAGCAGTTGCAGCTACACCCGATATATCTACTTGTACGGGGGTTCCGCCTAATGACGCAAAAGGCGACTGGGAAAAGGCGGATATACCAAACACGTTAGCTCTCCGCTATTTCGTTGATGGTTTTGGTTTCGGTTTCTTTTATTTCTACAGACGCAGTAAGCTGTTGTTCAAAGACAGAAAGTGCTGCGGACACTACATCTGTTTGTCGCATGAGGTCTTGTTTCTTGACTCGTAGTTCTTGTATCTGACTTAACAAGTATTTTTGTTGATCGTTAAGATCGGCTACTTCGTAGTCTTGATCGTTTATGGTAATCGTGTCTGGCATTAGCTACCTATAGTTTTAGTAACAGATGTGGGTGTAATTTTTGCAGCTATG